ATTATATTGTCTATCCTGTTATTTATACCAGCTACTATATCACCCCAGTTTCCTATACTTGTGTCAGTAGCAGCGAGAGCATCCCATAACAGGTTAATACTGTTCAGATTGTCAGCTATCCGGGACTGTCCAGACAAGTGTACTTGACCTGCCTATAGCTTCTGAACAATATCCCGGATTAATAACAGTCGAGGGATTCACCAAGCTTGAAGGGATAGAAGAAGGAGCTCAGGTAAATGTACAGTCTGACTGGAATGAGAGTGCTGCTGATTCAGATGCTTTTATAAAGAATAAGCCGAACCTGGCCCCTGTGGCTACCTCAGGTAGTTACAATGATCTTACAGATAAGCCTTCTGCTCCTGAGATTCCTGATCAGGTTAATGCGGACTGGAATGCTACGTCAGGAGTAGCACAGATCCTTAATAAGCCTAATCTCGCTACTGTAGCTACTTCAGGACAGTATAATGATCTTGAGGGTAAGCCTGCTATACCTCCTGCTGTAACCCTTCCTGGAGTTAATGTAGTGGATTCATTTCCTGATAGTGTATCAGGAGTACAGGACGGTACTGTGTATATTGTGCCTGGATCAGGTGGAGGAGGCGGTGTAGTTACTCCATCAAAGCCATACATGGCTTGTGGATATATTGGCCTTAGTTCAGGGGGGGATGTCTATCAAACCAATATACACCTGAATAATGACTATCTATCTGAGGCTAGTGTGGTAGCTAATAGTAAGTCTTCTATACGTATAGAATTTACTCTTGCATCTGGAGTATCTAAAGATGATATATACGATTCTTTTATTTGTACTTTAGTGTCTTCTCCGTCAGATATTCCTGCTATTATAAGTCCTATGTATGTGTGGTCTAGTCCTAAAGCAATATTGAATATTGTAGGGACGTCAGATGATCCCAGCTACTATATGTTAGTATCCTTTTTTATACCTCTATTAGTATAGTATATGCCTACACAGTCAGAGATAAAGATAACAAAATCATCCCTGTATCCATTTCAGGACGGAAAGATAGTAAAGTCAGGGACTTTATATTCCCTGTCTGATGCTGCTATTGTAAAAAATGGAGTACTATATGGGGTTTCAGGTACTTCCGGTATCTCTCTTATGAGGGCAATGGAAAGGGGCCAGGAGAGTGGATGCATTATGGTTACAGTGGTGAAGACAGATAAAGATACAGGAGATGCTATATCCTGTGATGTGAAAATAGGAATCGGGAATTCTTCAATGGCTGTTTCAGGATTTAATAATGCCGAAAATATTATCCTTGGATATTATGATTTTTCAGATACATTAAAGCTTAGTATTGAAAATCAGGGAATCACAGGATTCAGGATAACAGGATGTTATATTGCACAGGATAATACTGTTACAGAGCCTCTGGAAGGTTTTAAGGGAGCTTATGAGCCTGGAAAGGTAATAGAATGGGATCTTGACTTATCAGGATTCTATGATGCCGGAAAACAGGATAATTCTGTTGTTATAAAGATTTATATTCAAAATGTATAGATATGTCTACATACAGGGAAATAGTATATATGGTTCTTGATGAACTGAAGCTAGAAAGTGATGATGCCTACTATACACAGGATCATGTTATCTTCCTGATAAATAAATACAGAGCTCTTCTTCTCAAGCAGAGGTATTCTGATCTTCGAAGGACAATTCCATTGTCTAATTTCAATACTCTGTGTCTTACACTGGGTACATTCGGTGGTGATGTTTGCGGGAGTGGTACTTATCTCCGCAGCCTTGATACAATACCCCATCTCCTGGACCTGTCCGGCATATACAGCCTTACCAAGGTAGTACCGGACCTTATGGTAGAGAAGGAGATAGCTTTTGTCAATGAGGGAAGATTCAAGTATGTAGGGAATAACAAATGGACATCAAGATACCTGTATGCGACATTATCCAGGGATCATTATCTGTATATAAAATCAGCCAATCCTCAATTCAGGTACCTGTCATCTGTGAAGTTCTCATCTGTATTTGAGAATCCTATAGAAGCAGCAAGATTCAGCTGTGGTGCCGATGAGTGTGGGTGTAACCCTGAACCATGTGATATTATGGATAGAGATCTGAGATTACAGGAAGACCTTGTTCCTCAGGTAATAAGCCTGTGTGTCAATGAGTTGGCTAAAGGGGTGTATAATCCTGAGGATAAAATGAATAATGCTTCCGATGACTTGTCGGAAGTAAATATGAAAGTAAGAAATGAGACAGTGGACTAAGCTGAGATCAGATGTTCCTAATTATTGTATAGGAGCTGAGGACATGTATCTTACATACAGGAAGGAAGCTTTTAAGAGGAAGAACAGGGTATTTTACAGGCTTTCAGAGACTGTATACAGGAGGATATTGTCATTTCTTATAGACAAGATGGTAGAGGAGTTGTGTGAGACAGGATATCTGATATTACCTAATGATCTTGGTACCTTGTGTATACATACGGGAGACAGGATTATTCCTCATTATTCGAAGAGGGGAGATCTTATACTGCCTTATGTAAGTTGGGTTAAAACCAAGAAGTTATGGAAGGAGGATCCTTCGGCTGCTGATGACGGGATAGTGGTAAGGGATGAGAATGCCATACGTCTGGGAGTGGCATGGAGGCCGGGGAGATATCCATATTCTGATTATACAGTATTCCATCTGTCACAGGATCTGTTCATAAGAATATATCATCTGGTATATAATGAAGGAAAAAGATATATAAAACTAGATAAGACATGGCGGAGAAGAACACAAGCATATACACCCTCATAGACAGGCTCAGGAGGCATCCACTGATAGCAGATGTTCCTGAGGAGACTATATTGAGTTATGTCATTGAATTCATAGGAATCACAGGGGTCCCGGAGAGCTATGAGAATAAAATAGCAGAACTTGAGGTAAAGGATTATGTAGCTGAATTACCATGTGATTTTGAAAGTATCATACAGGTAATGCCTGAAAAGGGATTGTCTATGGTAGAGTCTTCGGACAGTTATTTCACAGATCCTAAGAGGCATAAGCTTCATGAGCATCCATCAAAGAGTAGTTTTCTGGGTAACTCGTACAGGATTCAGGGAAACCTGATTTATTTCTCTTTTGAGAAGGGAAAGGTAACATTATCATATAAGGCTATCCCTGTAGATAGTGATGGTATTCCACTTATCCCTGACAATCAGAATTTCCTTATGGCTATGGAATGGTATGTGAAGGTGAGGGTATTCTCAATTATGGCAGATCTTGGAAAACTGTCTGTACAGTCACTGAACCGTGCTGAGCAGGAGTATGCATGGTATGTAGGTAAATATCAGACATCTATGAAGATGAATTCCCTCGGCAAGGCAGAAAGACTGCTAAACTCCCTTAATACTCTTGTAATGAAGACCCATGAGTTCCAGAATGGTTTCAGGAGGACGGCTGATGGGGAAGTTATAAAAATACATTGATTATGAGGAAGTCACAGGAATTTATAATAAAAGGGATGAACAGGGACTTGTCACTGTCTAAGTTCAGTCCTGAGCTGGCTTATGAGAATATGAATCTCCGTATTACCGTTCTGAACAGTAATACACTTCTTTCTGTTACAAATGAAAAGGGTAATACGAGAGTCAGCATATCCGGAGATAGTATTGAAGGAGAGTGTATAGGAAGATGTGTTCTGGGAAAATACCTCGTACTCTTCACTGTATCAGGAAATGTAAGCCGTATTTACAGATTGAATGTCGGTGATTCAGAATCTTTTGAAAGCCTGCTTTTGTATAGTGGTGATCTTGGATTTGACAGATCACATCCTATTGAATGTCTTGGTATTGTAGAAACAGAGAATATACAGAAAGTTTACTGGATAGATGGTATTCACCAGCTCAGATCTGTAAATATAGTAGCAGATGAGGAGCACAGGGCATTATGGTCGGACATTTCATTTGATTCTGTACTGCCTTTACAGTTAAAGGAGGAATGCAGTGTTACAAAATCTGTGGGTACAGGAATATTTCCATCCGGTGTGGTACAGTATGCAGCTACTTATTTCAATAAGTACGGACAACAGTCCAATATATTTTACACATCCCCGTTGTTTTATATAAGCGGTGATAACAGGGGCCTTTCTCCTGAGGAGAGTTACGGTACTTCTTTCAGAATAAATATAAAAAATATAGACACGAATTTTGATCATATACGTGTATATAGTATTCTGAGAACAAGTGAAGAAGGTACTCCTGTGGTTAAGATTGTAGGAGATATTGATATTACCAACTATTCTGATTTGTCTAAAGGAATAGAAGTTGAATCTATACAGTTTACTTCACCTACAGGATCCTTTTCATATAAGGAAATGGGAGGAGATCAGACTTCTCTTCCATTAGGACCGTCTTATTTCAATGTACGTGCCGGAGAGTATATAACCTTTTACAGGTCACTGTATTCTGCTGAAACAGGACAGGTAGATTCTGTAAGAGTAGGCAGTGATGAGCTGTTATTCCTGAAGACTGACAATCATAACAGCATTCTGACTATCACAGGACAGGCATCGGGGACAAAATTCATAGTATCTGCTGATTCTGACGGAGTGTCTGTCACAGACACCAACACAGGAGTTTCCATAGACCCTACAGAGCTGTTATATGTAGGGGGTGAAGATATCATAGCCGGAGCTATTACATATAAGGACAATACTCTGTTCCTTGGTAACCTGAAACTGAATACTTCTGTTATTCCTGACAGTATAAAATTTGCTTCCCGTGGATTCCAGATGTCTTACAAGGACAAGGAACTTCCTGTTCAGGATGATGGGTCTGCCACAGGATATGCCTATAAATCATCCCTCTCCTGGTCCCTGGATGATATAACCACATTCATGGGATCCGAATACTATAGGATTGGTGTAAGATTCCAGCATGAATCAGGAAGATTTTCGGAGATAGTATATATCAGGGACTGGTATATGAATTACAGGCCTGAAATCACCTCATCCGGTGGTATTGTCAGCATCTCATGTAAGATGCCGTATATTACAATTCCGGTAAATGTACAGAAAGAACTGCGTGCACTGGGATACGTAAGGGCCCAGGGGGTGGTGGTATTTCCTGACCAGAATACAAGAAGGGTAGTATGTCAGGGGATTCTTCAGCCCACGGTATTTAATCTGGGAAACAGAATAAGCGGAGGATCTCCGTATGCACAGGCAGGATGGAAGATGAGGTTCCTGAAAAATGATCCTCTTCCATATGATATAATTTATCCGTCTGCTGACACTCACGGTAATGTAGGCTATCTCGGAGAGATACAGTCTGATATATGGTACGTAGAGCCTATTGTGAATAAAGATAAGGCGGATAATCTTAGGAATCTGAATACCAACAAATATTTTATAGACAATACTATTCTTACTCTGGAATCTCCTGACATTACATTTGATGACAGGGTACAGGCACTAGATTTGTCGAATACACAGCTCAGGGTAGTAGGTATAGCAACCTTTACAGCTGCTGTTCCTGATTATATTATTACCCTCAGTAAAGCTGCCTATAGGCCTACAGGAGGATTCAGGAAGGTTCCTCCAAAGGAATCTTCATACCTGAATGGCATAGCCACCCCATTTGTAAACTGGCCTATGTATGTGGATAAGTTTTCTGTAGGTACCAATTCAAGTGCTTTTGAAGATGATGACGCTCTATTTCCCTTATACATGTGGCACAGAGCCGGGTCATTGAATAATAGTAAGGGGCTTGATAATGACTCCCAGGGATTCGGGATACTGAATAAGAAGATATTTACACAATTATTCTACTCCAATAGGGTAACTTATATGGAGGCTCCTTTAAGAAACCTGAGAACCTCTGATATAAAGCTGTTTAACAGCAATGAGGTAACAGCTGTAAGGCTATCCAGGGAAACAGGGGATATAATCACTTATTATGGTAATATAGATACCATGGTTCCTCCTCCTCCATATCATCCGTATGTAATGGGAGAATATGGATTTGAGTGGGATAATGATTCAAATTATAAAGTTCCCGGATATTTTCTTACCTATGTAGTAAGGACCGGATTGAACTATTCCTCTGACTCAGCAGGCCACGGGCCTATAGTAGATGATGATTTCCATAGCTTCGAAAGGCGTATTATAGGATCCTCCAAGGTTCCTTCTGATTCCTATCAGAACAGGTCCGATGATTCACTTCAGCATGTAAAGATTACGGATGGCATCAGGATGACTTATAAAACATCTCCTCATATAGTAGTTACATTAGGTATTACAGGGTCTTTATCTTCCTCATTGCAGAAAGATATGCAGGTAGTATTGCCGTCATGGAATAAGGGAGAAAAGTTTTACAGTACTGGCAATATGGAGTCTTTAAGTCCTGATGAAACTGATGGATGGGTAAACAATATTTCCCTCAAGGAAATAGTACCTGATACCTCATCTGTATCAGTGGTAATGGCAGAATTATACAGACCCGGAACTCCTGATTTCGGAGGATATGATGAGGCTGCTCTTCAGGCTAACAGATGGCTGACAGCTGGTCCTACAGTATATATGGATGGCGAGGGCAGCGTGAATGTAGAGTATACAAGAGGGGATACATTCGTACAGAGATATGATCACCTGAGAACATATCCATTTACCAGTGATGACCTTAACCAGAATATAGAAATAGCCTCATTCCTGTGTATGACCCGTGTAAATATAGACGGCAGGTATGACAGGAACAGGGGATTACCTGTAAATATGTCGACAACTCCTTCTATATTCAATCTGTATAACCCTGTATATTCACAGAAGGATGATTATTTTCTTCCTTCATATCTCAGCAGTGACCTGTTAAAGACAGATTACTTTCCAAGTACCATAACATGGTCAAGGACAAAGACATATGGGGAGGATATAGATACGTGGTCCTCCGTAAGTATGACTTCTGTACTGGACATGGACGGAGGGTTAGGACCTGTCAGGGCTTTGAAATTCTACAATAATGACATTCTGTCATTTCAGGATAATGGTATAGCTAAGGTACTTTTCAATTCCAGGGTACAGGTAGGTACTTCCGACCAGGTTCCTATTGAAATAGCCAATAGTGGGAAAGTAGACGGGAAAGTATATTTATCCAGACATATAGGAACTGTAAATAAGTTTTCTATCACAGAGACTAATATGGGGCTATATTTTATGGATAATAATTCTACTTCCATATACCTGTATAATGGGCAGTTCAATGACTTGTCTGATCATTTGGGATTCAAATCATGGTGCGCAAACAATATTATGCCTGATGAGTATGATAAGCCTCTTACTGAGGTGTTTACATCACATTATGACAAAGCTAACGGGGATATATACTTTAATAACAAGGACTGGTCATTGTGCTATTCCCAGCTGTTAGGGCAATTCATGTCCTTCTACAGTTACAACGGTGTTCCTCATATGTTTAATATATCAGGGGATTTCTATTCTGTAGATGCTTCCGGTAATGCAGGCTTATGGAAACAGCATAGTGGTCTTCCATGCCATTTCTACGGCTCATATAAGCCCTTTTACACACACATCATTGCCTGCCCTGATATGATATATGATAAGGTATTCGACACTCTTGATTTCAGGGCCGACAGCTTTACACAGGAAGGAAATCTTACAGAAGATACCTTTGATACCATTGAATGCTGGAATGAATATCAGAGAGGCACTTCTTCACTTATCTTTGAAAAAGGCAGGCCTTCCACATTGAAGAGGCTGTACCGGGTATGGAGGGCTAATATTCCCAGGGAGGACAATAATCCTCTCGGAAGGTTAAGAAATACATGGCTTAATATCAGGCTGTCAAAGAACAAAGCTAATGAGTATAGTACTGTATTACACGATCTTACCTTACATTATACATTATAAGTAACCAGCAGGCAAGTAATTTATTTGTCTGCTGTAACTTTTTTACTATCCTATATTTGGTTTTTCAGGTATTTATATGACATTTGTAATAAGATACATATAAATAATTTCTTTATGGCTAGAAATAAGAGAAAGAACCCTATTCTTGAATACTTCAATACGAGGGGAAATAAATTTCCTTATGGAGGAGTGGTTCAGGGAGCTGGTCCTGTATATACAGGTGTTCAGTCTCCAGGTCTCAACTATTCCCTTGCTCCAATGAATACTGCCTCTCCCGGCCCTGTTACATCCCAGCTCTCAGGACTTGGATCAGGGGCAAATGCCATATCAGGAGCTGTAGGAGGATTGGCGGGACTTGCATCAGGAATAGCTTCCAATGTTCAGAATACCGGAGATCTTAGTAGTACCTACAGTGGTATTTCAGATCAGTTTTCAGGATCAGAAAGTACCGGATATGATGCACTGGCTGATGAATGGTCTTTACTTGAGCCTCAGGAACATGTATCATGGAGGGATGTACGTGGTAAATCAGGAGGAATAGGTGGTATTGCTGGTACTACAGCAGCAGGGGCAGCTGTCGGAAGTATTATTCCGGGTATAGGAACGGCTATAGGTGCAGCTGCCGGAGCCTTAATAGGTGGTATAAGTAATATATTCGGCAAGAGAAAGGCTAAAAGAAAAGCCAGACGTATAAATAAACAGATTGACAGGGCAAATCAATTTGCTGTCAATAACTTAATAAACAGAGCAGATATGATAGATATAGAGCAGGATCTGGATGTCATGGGTAATTATTCTGCTTACGGAGGTCCTCTTAACCTTTACAGGTCCGGGGGAGGGATAAAAATAGATCCTTCTAAGAGAGGTACATTCAGGGCACAGGCATCAAGAATGGGTATGGGAGTGCAGGAAGCTGCCAGAAAGATATTATCTGCCCCCAAGGGGAGATATTCGGCGGCAATGAGGAAGAAAGCCAATTTTGCAAGGAACTTTGCCCATAAGCATGGGTATGGCGGATATTTATTCTATCCTGATGAATTTACTGAATTTAATACCGGAGGAACCCATGAGGAGTCCCCGCTGGGAGGAATACCACAGGGCATGGATAATGAAGGTACTCCTAATCTTGTTGAGGAGGGTGAGTCCAGGTATAAGGACTATATATTCAGTAACAGGCTGTATCTGGATAAGGATATGCTCAAATCAGCCGGATTACCTTTATCCCTCGACGGAAAGACATTTTCACAGGCTGCTAAGTTTATAGCAAGGGAACCTTCTGAGAATCCCTTCGATCCTATTTCAAGAAGATCGCTGAAAGACGGTATGACAAAGCTTATGGTGCTACAGGAAGGTCTTAAATCTTCTGATACAGGTAACACCTTTGCTACGGGAGGATTTATGGATTATCCCCCTGCCGCAAGCTGGAAGAGTATCAATATTGGCCCTCCCGACAGTCTTACTGTACTGAGAAGGAATGATGTTCCTGTATCTTCCGGATCATGGAAGAGTATTGATATTTCTTCTCCGTCTGAGTTTCCTGTAACAGGATCTGATATTCCTTTCAGGAGCTGGAAGAGTGTTGATATCTCACCTGTAGTAACACCTTCTCCTGTAACATCAGGTTCTGTTACTGCCGGAAATGTTCCTGTATCAAAAACTGTAAGGAAGAAGTCTTCTGTAAGAAGTGAAGATCCCGGACTAATGACTGTAAGGGGCCGGGAGAGTGGTATTAACAATGGTGATTTTGAGTACAACCTCATGCCTATGAATACAGAAACAGATGCTTACATTTCCCCGTCAGGCAGACAGGGAGGATTACCTGACAGAGACTGGACACTGGGAATAGATTCCAGTATCCTGAGGTATGCTCCTGCATTAGGATCTGCTATAGGAGCATTCATGAACAATGGTCCTGATTACAGTAATGCTGACAGGATAGAAAGGGTTGTCAGGAATGTAGATTTTGATCCTGTAGGAAACTATCTGGCATATACTCCTCTTGACAGAAATTATTATCTGAATAAGCTGGGATCACAGGCAGGAGCTACAAGAAGGGCTATTGTGAACCAGTCAGCAGGAAACAGATCCACAGCTTTAGCCGGATTACTGGCGGCTGACTATAATTATGGTAATGCCATTGGACGGCTTGCAAGGCAGGCAGAAGAATATAATTTAGGGCAGAGGGAGAGGGTCGAAGCTTTCAACCGTGGTACTAACCAGTTTAATTCAGAGGGTAAGCTTAAAGCTGACTCTTTTAATGCTGAGCTTGGATTGAAGGCAGCCATGGCAGCAGCCCAGATGAGGGAAGCTGAAAGGAATAATACAGATGCTGCCAGATCAGCTAATCTGACCAGATTCTTTGATAACCTCGGTGAGATAGGCAGGGAATCATTCAGCAGGAATATGGTAAATTTCAATCCGGCGAACTACTATACCATTGACAGTTCAGGTAAGATAAGATATAAGGGAATGGATGATCTGGATGAGGATCAGAAAGAATCAGTAAGGAAACAAGCCCGGGCCAGAGCCAGGAAAAAGTCTCATGGAGGGTTCTTAAATATATAACATTATGGCTGTAGTAATAGGAAGTACTTTCAAACCATTTAATTATTCAGACCTCCTGGCCCCCGTACAGCAAGCCACACAGTCTCACCAGGCTGTAGAGAATGCTTACGGGGAACTGGATACAAAAGCCAGTGTATGGGAAGGGCTGGCTAACCAACAGACTGATCCTGTAGCATACAACACCTATATGAAGTATTCACAGGATCTGAGGGAAAAAGCCGGAATGCTTGCATCACAGGGCCTTACCCCATCTACTGCAAGAGCTCTTAATAATATGAGAGCCAGATATGCCAGTGAGATAGTACCCATAGAAAATGCCTATAAGAGAAGGGAAGAGTTAGGTAAAGAACAAAGAGAGTACAGGATGAAAAATCCTTCTGCCATATTTGACAGGGATATGTCTATGGCTTCTCTTGATGAGCTGGTATCAAATCCTTCACTACAATACAGGAGCCTCAGTGGCAAGGATATTATGGAACAGGTATCCTCAGCTGCCAAGAATCTGACAAGGCAGGTAAGGGAAAACCCTGCACAGTGGAAGGGCATTCTGGGAGGACAGTATTATGAACTGCTCAGGAACACAGGATTCCGGGATAGTGATGTGCTTGCTGTATTATTGCAGTCTGAGGGAGCTTCCCCTATTCTGAATAAGATTATGGAAGATGCTGTTGTTTCAAGTGGTGTAATGGACTGGGGGTCTCCTCAGGCTCTGGAGGAAGTAAGAAGATACGCGGGCCAAGGATTATGGTCAGCTATAGGAAGTGAAGACAGGAAACAATTACAGAACAGAATGTGGGATCTGGATATGAAGCAGAGATTAGAAGGACCACAGGAACCTTATATCCCGCAATTGCCATTTTCCAGAAGGCCTCTGGCAAAGGTGGAGATTGAGGAGAGCACATCAAGAATGAAGAAGGAGCTTGACCTTATAAAAGAAGCTGTAAAGGATCCTTCCAAGCTGAGTAATATTCCTGCCGGGACTGATATAATAGGAGTAGGTCCTATGCGTGTAGGTTCTATGGGAAGCATTGATTCTGACCATTACAAGGCTCTTAAGAAGTGGAGTGAAAGGGCAGGGTCAAAAGATCCTAAAGTCATAGAGGACTATATCAACAGAGAAATAAGGAATTCAGCCAGGTTATATGCTGATGATATTTATACTCCGGCAGACAATAAATTCCTTGTAAGGACTCTTTCTGATAGGCTGACAGCCCTGAAAGATTCTGACAGTAAGACTACTCTCATCAGGGAATATGATCCGAAGAACAGGGAAGTCGGCAGTAAGCCTAAGAAATTCTCCGACATAGAAGAATACCTTAATGATTCCACTACCCTGGCCCTGGATTATAATGATAACCTGATCATCACAGGGAGGAACAAGAAAGGAAAGACAGAATCCTTTGCACTGGATCCCACTGTATTCGATAATTCCCTTACAGGAGTGAATATTTCCGGTATTCTTGATGAAATCAGGGCCAGGAGGGCAGATAATAACAGCCGTGCCTATATGGCAGGGAGAATGGCTTTATTCAGCCAGTTGAATGCTTTGCTGAACAGCTATTCAAAAATACAGGGAAACACTTTGGGAGCTAAGGATCCTGTTCCGGGAGAAGAGTCTTATTTAAGTGCAATTGTTAATCCTTAATAACTATGCCTGATAAATCCAAGAAAAAAATAGATACCAGTAAATATGTGGCACATTACGGGGGGTTCGGACCATGGAATAGTCTTATAAATCTGGGAGATGGGATGAATCATGTTACCTTTGCTGAGAGAAAGGATCTTACTCCTGCTGATGCAGAGAAGGAAAGGAAATATCTTTTGGACTGGTACAGTAATCCGGCTACCCTGGACAGAGTAACTGCATTGATGGGGCGTATACCTGAGTCATTGAACAGGGGAACATTTGTAAATGAACACCAGAGAACATATATACAGGAAGAGCCTGATGATATGCTGGAAAGACATGGAGGGGCTTATTCTATTAGTGGAAACAAACTGTTCAGGGATCAGAACTATGTAGTATTTTCCCCTGATGCTTATGACCGTGACCAGTTGAGGGTACATGAACTCAATCATGCCTATAGTGATTTCCATGAAGATATGTTCAGCAGATTGCCGGACAGGAAATATGATCCCGCCAGTTACGGAGTACTTAATATCCCTGCTATAAGCAGTTCTTATCCTCAGCCTGATATTGAATATTTACAGGATCCAAGTGAAATCCACAGCAGGTTAATGGAGATAAGGCATTATTTAAGGAAAAAACCAGGAGAAAAAATAGATGGGAATGAACTCAGAAAGGCATTGGATGACCTGGACGGTGATAATTTCTACAGGCAGATGAGATATTATAATGATGATGCCCTGTTATACTGGTTAAACACAGTAGCAGATAATAATACCTGGAAACCTGATGTAAATATAGCTGCTGAAGGAGGGGATCTGAATGATATGGGTATTCAGGATCCTTCTGAAATAGGAGTAGGAGGTCTTAAAGGACTTAAAGGGGTAGACAGGGAACAGGGAGAATATAGCAGACTGGTACAATCAGGCAGTCCTCTTACAGCAGAGGCTTTGTCCGGGAATTTCAGAAGGAGAACTTTCAATACTTACATTAATGAGCCTATAGATGTCTCTGTAGGATTCACAGGAGTAGGAGACAGTAGGTATGACAAGGAAATAGAAACTGTTTCACAACTGGATAATCTTAGCAATACCCGCGGTGAGTTACAGAGTGGTATTGTACAGCTCGGATCTGGACTTGCCAAGGCAGGAGTACTGGCAGGCACCACTTTCCTTGATGGTATTCTGGGAACCATTGTGGGTATAGGTACGGCAGCTTCTGAGGGAAGATGGTCAGGATTATGGGACAACCAGTTCTCCAGAGTCATGAACAGTATCAATGAATGGTCTGAGGAAGCCCTCCCGAATTACTACACAGACAAGGAACTTGAAGATCCATGGTATAAGAATATCTTTACTGCCAATTTCATAGGAGATAAGGTAATAAAGAATCTTGGATTTGCTGTAGGAGCCGCATATTCAGGTCGTGTAGGAGCCGGAGTCCTTTCTAAAGTATCAGGATTAAACAAGGTGAGAAATGCTTTCAAAGGGGCTGTATCAGCCTCAGGAGAAGGATTTAAATCTGTAAATGATGCTTTGTCGGCAGCAAGGTCAGGAAAAGATATATTTCTGAATGGTGTAAGGATCACAGAGGCACTGGCAAATGATGCTAAGAAACTCAGATATGCCAGTCCTGTATTGAAGATTACAGGTGCATTTTCCGGTGCTCTTGGAGAAGCCAGGATAGAGGCTATACAGAACAGTAATGACTGGGAAGAGACACAGATACGTAACCTTACTGAAGCTTATAATAATGTAAAACAGGAAGAAGCAGCCAGACTCATGTCCGAAAGGCCTGACCTGTTTACATATGAAAATGATGGTAATGGTGGATTTGTTCCTGTTCCCACTGCTCAGGGAAGTGCCCTGATAGAAGGCAGGGCATCCGCAAGATTCGACTATAATGGGGGCCTTGCTAAAATACAGGAGGATAAGCTGAAGATGGGTAATATTGATTTCCTTCTTAATATCCCCCTCCTCACATTATCTGATATGTGGCAGTTCGGTAAATTCTATGCCGGAGGATATAAGGCAGCCAGAAAGACGGCGGGTCTTACCAGAAAAGTTATAGACGGGAAAGTGGTATACGAGCCTCATAAAGCAGGTATTGCTGAGACTGTAGGCCGTACATTACAGAAGAGTATAGCAGAAGGTCCTTTTGAAGAAATGGGGCAATCGGCTATATCCAGAGGAGCAGGATATAAATACGGAAGTGAGCTTAATTCTTTCTACGGAGCTAAGATAGATCCTGTATCTGAGGAAGAATCTGTAGGATTTATAAAAGCTATGGGAGATGCTATTCTGGATACCTATGGTAATGTGGAGAACTATGAGGAGGGATTTATAGGTGCTATGACTGCTGCTCTTGGTATCCCTACAATAAGAACTACGGAAAGGGGAATCCGTCCGGGCCTGGAGGGTGGTGTAAGAGAAGATATCAGGGAGATGCAGGCAGAAAACCGCAGAAACAGGGAAGTGGCAGATGCTTTGAATAAAAGGATACAGTCTCCGGAGTTCCTGAATTACTACCAGGGAATGGTAAGACATAATAAGTATCAGAGGGATATGGACAGGGCAGCCGAAGAGGGAGATGCCTTTGAGTTCAAGAATGCAGAACATTCACAGCTTATCAGTGATGTGATGATGTTCGAAGATGCAGGGAGGATACAGGACTTTTATGATATACTTGAAGAAGCAGGAACTATCAGTGACAGTGATATAGAATCATTAAGGGAAATAACAGATGATGGTACCGATGCTTCAAGATACAGGAATATGACTGATTCAGAAATCAGGGAATCAGTCCAGAAGGAAGTAGAGGATACAAGGAAGAAAGCAGATTCATACAGAAAGATAGCTTCTGACCTGATGACAAAGGCGGGTACTGAGTTTAGTTCTGATGAGCTGAAAGAGCTTACATGGATGATGACCAGGATAGATGACTGGGAAAAGAGATTTACTGAAATGTACTCTTCTTTCAGGACAGGATTGTCTACAGCAGCTGAAATAGCTAAGAGTACAGGAAATACAGGAGCATATGATGATATACAGGAGCTGTCGTCGAAGTCTCCTATGGAAGCACTGGTAACACTGGCAGAGAATGATAAGATATCTGAGTCCCTGTTATCCATGGCAGAGCTTGCAGGTCCTTCAAGCATAGGCATTCTTGAGAATGTCAATGATATGGTAAAGATGGCTAAGGCCCGTAACACCTTCCTTGCTAAATATAATTCCTATCTCCAGGACCCTGATAGTCTTAGAAAAATGATGTCTGAGGAGGAGGAGAAAGCCGTAGAGGATAAAAAACAGATGGATACAGAGACTGTTATGGAAGAGGCTGGTAAGGCAGAAACTCCGTCAGATCTTGAAGAAGCCCTTAGTAATGCCTCTACAGAGGAGATCAGGACTGAGGTGGAAAAACAGCTCAGGAAGGAAGGAAATCCTGTTATAACAGAGAAGGATAAAAAGGAAAATCTTACCGAAGATGTATCTTCTATAATCGATAATTTATCTCCTGATGAGAATATAAGGAATAAGGCCCGGATTATATTCGACAGGATGGTTCAGTCAGAAGCCACTGCTGATGAGATACTGGATCCTGACAATACTTCATACAAGGAGGGCCTGGAGGATGATGATAATATTGAAGCCGCCTTTATTGTAGAGGAGGCACTGAGAAGGGAAAGAGAAAATAATGACATAAAAGACAGAATGTCTGTAACTGAGGAAGACATCAATCCTGCCGGGCATGAGGAAGAGGTAGTAGAAGAGCCTGAAATGCCTGTGGGGGTGACCTCAAAGGAATCCATGAATAATGAAAACAGTTCCTCTGCTACAGAAGGATTACCGGAAGGATCCTATTATGCCCCTGCTATATCTGAGTTTTCTATCAACAGACAGAGGATAGGAGATTTCACACCATTCGGAGATACCATTGAAGGGAAAAAGTATAAACCACTATATGATTTTCTGGTAAGAAAAGGAGCCTTTGACTATGTAAATCAGGGAAAACTGAAAAAAGGAGACAGGATACATTTTCTCATATCTGAGGAATTCAATGAGATAGCAGCAGAAAATCCTGATTTCAACGGTACCACCATATTTATGATAGTCCTGAATAATGACGGATCCTACCAGATAGTGGGATCATTACCTGCAAGGGAAATATCCGACAGGTATGAGGGTCTTTCAGAGCTTGAAGACCGTATAATTGAATCCTATAACAAAGGAAAAGGAGACTACATATCATCAGAGAACATTTCTGTATCTAAAATTATGGTAGGAAGGGTTCCTACAGGTATTGAAGAGAAAAACCTGTCTGATATCCCGTACGTGGATCCTTCAAATGCTGCATTCGGGGTTGTAAAACAGGGAGCACTGCTGGTACCCAACAAAAGTGGTATGGTACTGGCAGGATTCAGTACTGAGAGAAGGAATGCCAATCTTTACCTTATGCTTCCGGATGGTGCAGGGAAGTACCGTCCTGTAAATGTAAGGGTAAGATATCTGTCTGAGTATGATATAAATGATGTAACAAAACAGAATACTCCCGTATATAAGGATCTCATTAAGGGACTGACATCACTGGCTGAAGCCAGGAACCAGGATGATATGTTCAAAGCTAAGAAAATGCTTGAGAATGTATTATATCTTGGTGGTGTATCTTTCTATCCTGAGATAAGAGGTTCAGAGTCCTTTATCAAGATAGTAAAAGTTCCTGTAGATGCCGGAGGTACTCCCATTGAAGGGGGCCAGAAGGTGGAAAATTATATACATACAGGCAGTCTTCCTGCTCTTCTGACACTGGGATCAGGAGGATCTTCATCTCCCTCAACACCACCACCCTCCAGGCCCCGGGAAGATGTTGTCGGGGACATTGTAGCTGCCTTACAGGATATGAATGTACCTTTCCAGGTATCACACAGATTACTCAATTCCAGGGGATATAATAAACGTATCATAGACTCAGGTATAGTAACATCCAATATACTGGAAGCAAGATTCAGGGGAACATGGTTTACTACAGACTATTTCTCTCCTGAGGGTACTGAAAAGAATAGTGTTCCGCCTGCTGAAGGAAAAGCAGGGGCCAGGGAATCCAATAGTGTTGGAGGTATAGAAGTAGATCTCAGGGGGGACAAATTCTATGTAGACGGATCCACAGTCAGGGATAAGAACGGACGTATAGTAAAATCTCCTGATCCTGTATTACAGGCAGAAGCATATGCCTTACAGGTATACGGCGATGCTATGAATGGTTCAGGACAGATAAATGGTGTGGTACTTCTTCCTAATGGTGACCTGTATAACAGGAAAAGCAGGAAGATTATCCATCCGGGAGATGACGGATATTCAAATCTGAAGAAACAGTTCGACCCTCCTGTGAAAACAGATAACAATACCATAATCGCCGATATAGAAGAAAATCAGAGAAAGGTAGACAGGGTAAACTCTACAGGCGATACATACAGTATCATGGAGGAGGATGGCCAGTATCATGAATATAAAAGTGTACGGTCTGTGATGGGTGGATTGTGGACAGAGAATCTGAAAGTACATGACACCATCTCTGCTGTGAGTGCATCTCTGGCTGAGAAGAGCAGCCAACCTGAGCAGTATAACAGGTACCTTGATTTCCTGAAAGGGAAATACGGCATAGATCTCACCGAGTATAAAGGACGTACCACATCACAGGATAGGGATATGATCCTGTCTCTTCTCAGGGAATCATTGTCAGAAGCAAATCCTCCTATAAAGGCCTCTGATCCTTTCAGACTCATTACAAGGAATTTCTTCATGGGCCGGGAGGTAGTTAAGCCTGATAATGTCAGTGAGGAAGCTTTTCAGTCCTACCTGTCTTCCCTTGGAAATATAAGAAACAGTCTGAATGAAGCAGGTGAAACAGTAATTTCTTCCGGAATAGTAGTATTCAGGAAATATGATGACGGGTCCAGAATAGCAGGGGAAGCCGATATCATAGCTGTAGACAGGAAGGGAAATATAAAGATGTATGATATTAAGGCCGGAAAATACTCATTCCATCCGTTTATGGACAGGTATGGCCGTACTGTAGATTATTTTACATCCAAACACAGGTTACAGACTATGTCTCTGTCAGAGTATACAGGAAGACAGATGTCTATACTGAAAGATCTGTTCGACAGTCAGTATAGTACTCCTGTATCTTCTATGGGACTGCTGCCTGTAGTAGTAGAGTATAATGACAATATAATCAGTTCTGTATCCATTGAGAAAGGAATACCTGTGAAATATACTCCTTACATTCCTTCTCCTGTACAGGATAAACCTGTAAACAATGATGCTGTCTTCAATTCTTCACTTGAGACGGGAAATCCTGAGAACCTGGCTATTGAGAATAACAGGCTTGAAGGATCGGTGATAGGATACTATACAAGGAAGGATAAACTGTATAAGAACTACCTGAAACTGATAGGATCCGTCAATGGAGTAAAGGTATACCTGGTAAAGGAAGCCAGGATGTCGAGAGGGTTCGACAAGAAAGCAGAACCTAAGGAAATAGGTGCTTATTACAGGGTAGTCTTCGGAAACAATGGTGCTACTCTTAACCTTACTCCTAATGACCTGACTGTTTCAGTAACTGTGTCTCCTGAACAGGCTATGAGACTTGTAGAGTCAAGTCCTGATATAGTAAAGGAGGTTTCATCAAGGAGTACTATAATCTCTTCATTTACTACAGGAGGAGAGAGTAAATCTTCAAGATCTAATAAGGATATGAAATCAATCAGGACTACCCTGAAAAGAAGACCTATGACAAGGCTGGCAGACAGTAATCAGGCTAAAGCAGATCTCAGAAGTGAGATTTCCTGGCTTAATACTGTTTTACCTCAGATGTCGGAAGAGGGAAGGTTAAGGGTCCAGGAGGGCCTTATTAATGTAGCAGAGAGAGGAGCTGAGGCCTGGGGAGTATATGATGAAGGAGTGATAAGGCTCAGTAATATAGCTGCCGAAGGAACAGTATATCATGAGGCTTTTCATGCTGTAATGGATCTTATGGCTTCTGAAAAAGAGAAGAATAATCTGATGAGTGAGGCAAGACAGAAATGGGGAGACCTCACGGATACTGAGCTTGAAGAGAGGATGGCTGAGGAATTCAGGGAGTATGTGATGGGAGTGAGGAAAAAGGGACTCGGAAGAAGGATTCTTGATTTTTTCAGTAAACTGTTAGACATTGTAACAAACTGGAGAAATATAAGGCCTTACACATATTCATTCTACAATAAGATTAACAGTGGAGGTTTCTCCTCTGCCAGTATTAACCCACTCTCCCGGCCCGGGACTGATCTTAGCTTCGGATCATTGAAAGGGGGAATAAGGGATATGCTGGAAGCAAAGGGATGGAAAAAAGAGATCTGGGATGCTATGACATACGAAGAAAAACAACATGCTGTGAGATGTGCTTCTATATGATTTGTAGTATCTTTGGTAAAAATTTGTAATATATGTCATACTGTATTCCTATAAATCAAGAAATAAGAGACCTGGCATCCTCTGTAGGAGAGGATGTACAGATAGTAGCCAATCTTGCAGGTATGTGGGTGGAAGAGAACCCTGATGAGAGGAGTGGAATGTACCCATCTGCCGGTGTTCTCAGAGGAATGATAGAACACTTTAAACAACAACTGAATGTTGAAAAGCTCAGCCTGAAGGATATTTCCGGAAGTATACAGCCTGAGGTAGTATCAGGAGTATTCGATGATGCCGGAATCAGACAGAAGGCTTCCGGAAGTATGAACTATATGGAAAAGGCTGACAGGGAATTTTCTTCTGAGGTCAGGAGAGACAGGGCTATGTTGTTATCGAGATTATTTTCCATGATACTCACAAGAGAGGAAGAGAAAAAGGCTGAGGAGCTGAGGATGATGGTAGAGGAAGAGTTATCCCTGGAAAGGAAGGCAGATCTTGAGAGGCAATTGTCATCACTGGACAGGGGACAGATAATTATGTCTGAATCCCCGGCATCACTGTTCATGAAAGTACGTAATATATTTAAATGGTATGTAGAGGATACTGTCGACAATAATATAGAATCAGAAAAGGAAGACTTGGCCCAATACGGGCTGTCAGGAACCCGCCTGGACCGGGAGGCCAAAAGAGTAGCTAGATACAAAAGGGACCAGTATAAAAAAATACTGGATAACTTTAAAGCACTGGCTGAGGAAGCATCTGTCTATCTTGTCACTACCGAAGGGGTAAGAATAGACCTTGATTCAGGTACTATAAGTCAGGACACAGTTACAGAGACAGATGAGGATGGGAATCAGATAGATACAAATAGTACTGACGGACTTGGCAGGGAGGAAAAGCAGTATGAGAACTGGATGATAAACTATACTATGGTCCCTTCAAATATGTCCCTGACAAAGGAAGTAAGAAAGATTATAGGTACTATTCCACAGGTAGATAATGAGGGATATGCTGTTACTGATGATCTGGGATTTGAAAAATATCTTGATCCTAACAGGGTGCATGCTTCCATTATAGAGGCTCTCAGGTATATGACTGACAGCAGGGATATGATACCACTGATGGAGAAACTGTCTAAATCACAGCCATGGATATCCTCTGTAATAGATATGATAAAGAATGATCCTGTACTGGAATCTCAATTCTATACCAGTTACAGGAAAGACTTCCTCCCGTATTATATCCAGAGATCATCCAGGAATGCAGATGGTTCTGTATCATATAAGACTGTAGCTATAAATCTTCCAGGAGCTTCAGACACTCTGATGAACAGGTGGAAAGATAATATCTCGGCAGCTCTTAAGCTATCCCCTGATAGTATATATACCTCCTCCCGGACCCTTTCCATGGAAAATATAAAGAAGGGATTTAAGACACTGGAAAGCTTGTCAGGACAGTTTGGCAAGGCGGAGGATAAACAAGCCTTCATGGGAGAGAAAAAGGTAGCTGAGGATATTACCAACCTGCTGAGATCTGTCGGAATTGATACAAACAGTGATTCTGTATCATCCCTGCTATCTGATACAGGGGCCTTTTACAGGATTACACGGCCACTGCATAATATCTTCAATATATTGAAGGATGCTAAGGGTAAGCAGGAAAATGACATCCTGATGAAAGAGTTCAGGGGATCATATAAGAAACTGGCGGCAGAGATTGGAAAGGTATCAGAAAACAGTATAGAGAGCAGCAGTAATGAAAGGGGAAAGACCTATTACGGACATGTACAGCCTTCATATATAGGTACTCTATTCAATAAACTGAAAAATGAAGTGGGGAATGATGAGAAGTACGAGGAGTTTATACAGAGGGAATTCGGTCAGTACAAATGGTTTAAGAATGGAGATGTGTGGCTATGTCCATGGATTGAATGGTTATATAAGGATAAGAGTATAAGAGAAGGATTGCAGCATAAGGTATTGTTACATTCTGATGGTGTGGAGTATAAGGACATGACCTCTCCTCAATATACTATAACTGTGATAAATGAGTATGCCTCCGATCCTTCCGGAGAATGGGCCTACTATGCAGTGCCTGTGATGTCTAATGCTCCCATAGCCAGGTTTATCAGGATGCCGAGATTCTCAGAAAGCTCCTTTTATAAGGGAGAATTCAGAAGTTTCGAGTATATTATACCTGATCTGATGGTTAATATAGCAGAACAGGAAATAGGAAGGATAAAGCTTGTAAATAAGAGATCGGAACTTATAAAGAAAGGCCTTATTAAACCTATAGAAAACTTTGATGTTACCTATAATCCTGACGGGTCTGTAAAGAATATAGGAGGAGCTGAGTTTAAGTTCATACCATACCTGAATACTGTCAGGTACAATGGAAATTCCTTTCTTGAAAAGCTTGTAGAACTATCTGATAGTAATATAAGCTCTATGAAATTCAGAAACTTTGTGAGAGATGCTGTTTCTGAATCTCTGAATCAGGGATTTGAAAGGATGATGGATAGGTTCAATACTCTCGGCCTGCTTAATAAAGTAAGGCCCTCCAGGCCCGGGGAGGTTACAGATTCAATACCTTACCAGTATTTTCCGGGTATAAAAACAGAGGAAGGACTGAGAAGATTCCTGAAAGAATATTATTATAACTCAGCCTTTGCCACATCACAGATTATAGAAATAACTACTACTGACCTGGCTTTCTATAATGGGATGACTGATTTCCAGAAGAGGTTTAAGGAAATAAACTCACCTGCACAGAGACTGAATACAAGGGCAGTATTCAATAATGAAGTAGTTGGAAGAGAATATGAAAGGGCTATATATGTAAAAGACCTGCATATCACCTCTACAGCCATTAATGATATTGAAAAAGTACTGGATGAAAAGGTAAAGGATCATACTATTACAAAGCTTGATAAAGAAGCTATTATCTCAAAGTACAGGACTAAAGACGGGAAGGGAGGAATAAATGTGACTGATGGACAGGCTTTCAGATCATTATCTTCATACAGAGCAGTAATGGCTATGATGGGGAAATGGGATAATAAGAAAGAACAGGTCTATGAAAATATCAGATCCGGAAGATGGGATATGGAGGATTTCTGGACAGTATGGCAGACTATAAAACCATTTGTATATAGTCAGACTTCTGTAAAAAGCGGAGAAGGAAATAATATAAAGGTACCTGTACAGCATAAGAATTCTGAGTTCCTGATTATGGCTATACATAGCATAGTTGCCGGGGAGACAGGATCATCCCCTGTTCTGAGAGCCATAAACAGATTTATGGAAGAGAATCAGATAGATGTGGTACAGTTTGACTCTGCTGTAAAAGTAGGGATACAGGGGGCTATAGATATCCCCCAGGGCCTGGAGGAGGATAATGTTTATGATCTGCTGATGAAGGCCACAGGAATAAGTGAGGGGGAAGAAAATACGGATGTGATACATACTATAGATTATAATGACTATGGGGAACAGCAGGAAAATCCGGAACACTTCCTTGATGCACAGGGATTGGTGGGAGTACAGATCAGAAGACTGATATCTGCTGATATGTCACCGGAAGCAAATATTAAGGTAGGTGACAGAACAATACCATTTACTGAATGGATGAATGAATATAATGCCCTGAATGTAGAAAATGTGCTTCAATCATATATGGCTACAAGTGAGATATTCAGCGATAAGGCTATACTGAGCAGGATTCTTACAGAAGAGGCCAGAGGAGGGGCAAACTATAGCAATGAGCTTGTAAAATCCCTGAAACTGAATAGTAACGGGGAATTCAGGATTCCTCTGTATGATGAATCTATGTCTAATAAGGTACAGCCTTTGCTGAACAGTATTATCAAGAACAGGATTACAAGACAAAAAATAAAGGGGGGAGCCTGTGTACAGGTAAGTAATTACGGGCTTACAGATTCCCTGAATATAGTATTCGAAGGGGAAGGAAAAGACAGACATATCAAATATATTGAATGTTATATGCCATGGTATTCCAGAACACTGGTAGACGGAATGATGAAGGAAGGCTCACATGTACTGGATATCAATAAAATACCTGATAGTATGAGAAAGATTATAGGGTACAGGATCCCGACAGAGGATAAGTATTCTATGCTTCCGCTTTATATAAAAGGATTCCTTCCCCAACAGAGTGGAGGGGCTATTATGCTTCCGTCCGACATTACTACAATCACAGGTAGTGACTTTGACGTAGATAAGATGTACCTTATGATTCCTGCATTCAATGTCAGGGAAAAGCTTGACAGGAAAGCTGTTAAAAGGGACCTCAAAGAAAGATACAAGAGTATGAAGGACTATAATAACCAGATGGATATAGTCCTGGATGAGATAGTAAATGGAAAGATAGCCTTTAGTGAGGACTCCTTTGAGATGCAGGTGTATGATCATATCATGGATAACTATGATATATATCATACAAAATATGTTGATGCCGTAAAATACAATGATAACCTGTCGCCGAAGGAAAATGGTACTAATGCCAGGAATAACAGGATCATAGAACTGATGTGGGGTATACTTACGAATCCTGAGACAGCATTTAAGATGTTAAATCCGCAAGGATTTGATAAGATCAAGGAGGCTGCAAGGGTAGCTGTCCTGCTTAAGACAGGAATAAGCCGTGAATCTCTGAGAAAAGAACTGGGGAATGATCTTGTCTCAGGATTGAAAAGCCTGAGTGTCGGAGAGCTGGATAACATGGTAGAGAAATATAAGGTTCCGTATGATCCTTTAAGCCCTCTGACACAGATAGAGTTCCATAAGAATAATATGACAGGTCTCGGAATGGTTGGGATATATGCAAATCATAATACCCATCATGCCATATCACAATTCACAGATGTGTCTCTGAATCCTGTGAATGGGGCCTTTCCTCTGTTAGGACATACTCTCACATCATTACACAGTCAGAAAGCTTTGGATGGTACCTATATAAGCAGGAATGTGTCAGGATTTCTGGCTGCTTCTGTGGATAATGCTAAGGACCCTGTCCTGGAGGATTTAAATCAGAATACTTTTACATCTGATGCTTCCATGCTGTTATCAAGGCTCGGATACTCAGCATTTCAGGTATCACTGATAATGAATCAGCCTATAGTCAGGGAAATGGCTGATGAATATATCAGGGCCTCCAGGACCGGGGAGGGACGCATGGATGTAGTAAACAGGATCAGCAATGACTGGATAAAGAGTGCTGACATAAAGAATCCTTCAAAGCTGAATATCAGTGATATTACAGAGGAAGAACTAATATACAATATTATGCAGTCTGTTCTTCCTGCTGATAAAAGATCTGCTTCATATGTAAGGAAACAGGCAGAATTTTCTAAGCTGTTCTCAAAGATAATGAATACTGCTGAGGCCCTTGGAATGCTTGTAAGGGCTTCAAGATCAGACACACAGTCAGGAAGTGCCGGACCTTATATTGCTGATACCGAGATAAAGCTGAGAAATATTACATTACTCAGGGAGAAGATAGACTCAGGAAAATTTCCTCTTGATAACGCTGACTTTCTTAAAGATATACCAGTACTTGATGAAGATTCTTTAAGAAGAGATATACTGAACAGTAAAGTACCTATATTGCAGGCATTTTATACTCTCGGGATATTCAGTACAGGTAATATACTGTCAAGATATATGCCTCACCATCAGGATAATTTCAGGCAGGTTGTAAGCAGTGTCGAATCCATGACTAAGACAGGGAGACTGAATAAGAAGACCCTGAAAACATTATATTCGGATCTGTTTACCTATATAATGAGTAAGACAGAGTTCTTTAATGAAAAATACAGAAAGGACTTTATCATGAACTTTCCGAACAGATTCAGTGATATAGTCAGTTCTGATCCTGAGATAGGTAATCTGGGATTTATAAAAGCTCTGAAGACAGATAAACCCTTTGAGAATTCAGATCTGTCAGTTCTTGGTATCTCCGGTGTAGGCAGGCTTAATACTACTATGAAAGAGAATTTTTCACGGGACTGGGCCAACCTTCTTTATATGAATAACCCTTCTGCCAACAGACTTGCCCTTGATCTGTTCAGGTATGGTTATTTCAGGGGAGGATTCGGGTTCAGTCCTTCATCTTATATGCATCTGGCTCCTGTGGTACTTATAGAGAATATCCCCGGGTATATAGAGGCAGAGAGAGGGATTCTGGGATCTGAAGATGATTATTCTGCGTTTGTTACCCAGTTTGTCCGCAACCATCTGTCCAATAAGCTGCTGGTTCCTCAGACACTGGAGGGAAATATAAAATTCACCGATAATAAGGGGGAATTCCTTGATACTGTACCTATCAATACCAGGGATAAGATCACAGGAGATGATATGGGTATGGTGAAGGAGATAATCAGGGATAAAAATAAGGTCAGGTATATATTCATGGATTTCATATCCAAGGAAAATAGTTCAGGTGATATAGCCTACTACAAACTGTCTGGTGATGGTACATCCTATGACCGTATACAGCCACTGGGAGCAGATGGTATGTTCCCTGAGTACTCCTATGGAATAAATGGGGAAGTAATGTCTTCAACTGTTTCTGAAATAGCCGACCTCCTGGACCTGAACAATTCGGAGTATCAGGAAGATATGGATGACAGGAACTATAATCCATTATCCCAGCCGGAGGAAACCTATGAGGAAGTGCTACAGACAGAGAATAACAGATCTGAAATCATGAGATATGAACCAGTTGAGGTAATTACTTCAGATAATAAAAAGTTGTGTTAATATGGCTTTAAGTTGTGCAATAATCCCGACTATCAAGGATAGTACAGGGAAAGAAAGAGAAAGTACGTTATTTAAGGATCTGTTGAAGTATACAGGCTATAACAGGCCTGCTACGAAGGATATATACAGCCGGGTAAAAAATCCGGCTTTCACAGAAGATACAAAATCCGTACTCAGTTTTGATGATCTGGGGGAACCTACCATATCCTCACTGTATGAGAAAGCAGGATTGGATAAGCTTCTGGATAAAGGAGCCGTAATGAAGGAAATGAAAAAGGGCCTGGAGGCTGTGGATTCAGAAGGAAGGGAGAGAGAATTTGAAAGAAGAGAATATGATTCACTGATAAGAAGGGTAAATAAATTTAACAGGGAAAATCCTTTCAGAAGGGATTATGTGGCCGATGTTATACCTGTAGAAGGAGGAACTCTGAAAATTACTGTAGAATCCAGAACAGAGCAGAATAAAGACAGGGAAGCAATTCTTGGGTATGATGAAGCCCTTAATAACAGACTGAGGGACATTATGGCGGAAGCAGGGGTTACATATGGAACCCTTACAGAACTTGAAGAGAGAAGAGGATTAACAGGTATTACTGATTTCAGTGTTGCAAGAGATGCTGCTACAGGAATAGCAGAATTGATAAGGATTGCCAGGGGAGAAAAGGGACAAGCCGCATTACCTGAGGAATTTGCACACTTTGCACTGGCTGCATTAGGAAACAATCCACTGGCTGTGAGACTTATAAACCTGTCTTCTGATCCTGATATACAGAAAAGTGTATTCGGAGACCAGTTTGATAATTACAGGACAGCCTATAAAAATGACAGTAGTATGATGGCTAAGGAGGCAGCCGGGAAATTACTGGCAAAACATCTCCTTAATGGAGAAAAAACTGAAGGCCCGTATAAATCTCTTATAGACCGTGTTATAAGTGCTGTAAAGAATTTATTCAGTAAGATCACTTCTTCAAAGATAGAACAGGCCATCATTGAAGCTGACAGGGAAGCAGGAGCTTTGGCAGGGAAAATCCTTACAGGAGAAATGAATAAGGAGATGAAACTGGAGAATATATCAGAAAGCAGTCAGTTCTACTCTCTGTCTGAAAAGGTGGATAAGGAGATTCCTGTAATACAGAGAATTATAAACAGTGAGCTTAAAAGACTTGCCATATATAAGAGGAGAAATCCCAATGACAAGCTTACGAGGGACCAGCTGTTACTTATAGATAACCTTGAAAGGTCAAGGGATGCCCATATGGAAAAGAAAGGTATTTTCCTGTTTATGAAGAATGCTTTAAACTACATGAAAGAAGCTGATAAGGCCCTTAATGACCTGAACAGGGACAGTACTCTTACTACGAAGGATAAAGCATCAGGACTGAGAGACCTGAGGGAAACTATCAGTTCCTATAACACGCTGATACAATATATACAGGATGATATCTCTCAGGAAGAGATAGGAGGAGGGGAGGAGGAGTATACCAGTGAGATGAAAGCTTATATAAATGAGCTGTCAGGGATTTCCGGTAAGGTATTCTCTAAATACAGAAAAATGGCTATAGCCTTGTTTACTGAAACTATGAGACCTGTTATAGGTGATAAGATAGTAGTCCCTATAGGAAAATTCAGGGATAGGGAGTACACTCTTGAAGAGCTGATAGCTTCTTCTGACTCAGATATATCAGTATTCAGCAGATGGCTTGACAGTATGGCAGACAGCTCTGACATTATACATCAGGGAATAGACCGTATAGTAAAGAGACAGAGGGATAAGGCCAGAAAGAAAGCTATTGAGTATCAGAAGGAGCTTATCAGGGAGGGACTTATACTGGAACAATCCGGGACTAAGGGATTTGATTTCATGTTCAAGAAGGATAAGAATGGTAATCTCACGGGAAAGTATATTACAGAGGCAGATCAGGATAAGTATTCAGAGGCTAAAAAGAAGATGTATTCCAGCCTTCATGAGAAGTATAAGGAGACAAGGTTTGGAATAAATAAAAAAGCTTACTGGGATGAAGTGAATGCCTGGTATGACCAGAATACTGACATAGTAGGGGATACAAGAGTTCCTAAATTATCCATATATGGTGATCCGGACTTTAAGAAAATGACTGCTCCGCAGAGAAAATTCTATGATAAGGTAATGGAGATAAAAGCAGATCTTGACAGCATGCTTCCTGAAGGAGTGACCAGTATAGATAATGCTGTTCAGATACGTAAGGATCTTGTGGAAAGGATACAAAATGCTTCAGGGGTAAAAGGAGGGGTCCGGGAGGTGGTAAAAAGTATCAAGGATTCTTTTGTCTCCCGTGTTGATGACACTGGCTTCTCCAGGACCCTTATTGATTCAGGAGGAAACGAGATGCAGGAATTACCTATATATTATGTCAGTAAGCTTGAAGATCCTTCACAAATATCTACAGATGTGGTATCCACACTGTCTGCATATGCTTCTATGGCTCTGGATTATAATTATATGGGAGAGATACTGGACGAGATAGAAATAGGAAGGGATGTACTGTATGAAAGGGAAATACAGCAGACAAAAGGAGGTAATCCTGTAATGGAATCATTCAGATCTGCCGGAAGGGAAGTGGTAAATAAACTGACGAAAAGGGGCCGGGGGGTGACTAATTTCACAGGAAGGCTGGATGACTATTTCCAGATGCAGGTATATGGAAAATATATGAATGATGAGGGGGACGTACTGGGAGTAAGCCTTGCTAAGCTGGCCAACAATATAAACAGGTATACATCCGCAAATAATCTCGGACTTAACCTGCTTGCAGGTATATCCAATGTTACCACAGGATCTGTAATGATGAATGTAGAATCCTTTACAGGTGAGTTCTTTGGAGCTAAGGATACAGCTACGGCAGACAGAAAATATATGAAGCTCCTGCCTGAACATCTGGCTGGTATAGGTAACAGGGTAAAGACAGACAAGCTGTCCCTGTGGGATGAGTACTTCGATGTAATGCAGGACTTTGATGAGAAGGTATATGACACAGGATTCAACAGGAGAAACTGGTTTACAAAGCTGTTGGGATCGAATGCTGTATTTTTTATAAACACAGCAGGAGAACACTGGATGCAGAACAGAACATCGATGGCTCTGGCTAATAAGATAAAGGTAAAGGATGAAAGAGGTAATACCATACCATTATTCGATGCTTATGAGGTAGTCACTGAGAAGAAGGATGGGAAAACCGTAAAGGCATTCCTAAGGCTGAAGAAAGGGATTACAAAGGAAGACGGGACAAAATGGACTGAGGAAGATGAATTCAATTTCAAACAGAAGGCAGCTGCTATAAACCAGGGAATGCATGGTATTTATAATAAGGCTGACAGGTCTGCCATACAGAAACTGGCAGTAGGAAGACTGGCTATGCTGTACAGGAAATGGATCAGGCCTAACTATATGAAAAGATTTAAGGCAGCACGGTATAATATGGACCTGGGACAGTGGACACAGGGGTATTACAATACTGCATTCGGGTTTATATATACTCTGATGAAGGATCTCAGAAGAATGCAGTTTCATCTGGCAGCACATTACCAGGAGCTTACAAAAGAGGAGAAATATAACCTGAGAAGGGCTGCTATAGAGGTAGGACATTTTATAGGACTGGTAGCCTTCCTGGGTCTTATGGACTGGGAAGATGATAAGGAAAGACCCTGGCATATGCAGATGCTTGAATACCAGTCAAGGAGGTTATATACAGAACTGGGTGCCCAGATTCCCGGATTACAGATGATTGAAGAAGCTGGTAAAATTCTGAAACAGCCTGCCGCAGGTATAAATACTATTCAGAATATTATCAACACATTCAAGATAGTGATGCCGGGATCACTGGAAGAGATACAAACAGGAAGATATAAGGGATATACAAGGGCTGAGAAGTATTTACTTGAACTTATTCCTATGAGAAGGACTGTTATGAATGCTCTGAATCCTGATGAGACACTGGCTTTCTTTAAGTCTTCGTGGTAGAAATTTTTTGGCAGGAGAGAGAATCTCCTGCCTTATTCCTTACTAAGAATTTTAATTTTACAGTCATTCAGTTCTTTACTGAATATGGAAAAAGCCATAGAGATCTCTTTCGGATTCATAGACGACACATCCATATCTGCCAGTCTTTTCATTAGCTGTACAGATATATTTCTCACAGATACTATGCATTGGTCATATACAGCATTCATACCTATATTTGAGGCCTCCTGGACCCTTTTGGCGTATTCCTGAGTTCTGTTTATCTCCAGTGTCGATAACATATAGACCATAGTAATATTGGCCAATACGTAGGACATATGAGGCTTTACCTTATCCAACTCTCTCTTCACCGAATAGAACAGTACCTTCAAATGTTTTCCGAATTCCTCATCAAAGTGTTCCAGCATATACGGAGTGTGCCTGTAGGCATATTCCCCCATCAGACTTCTTACTTTCGACCAATACAGACTGACATTGGAAACCATATTACATATATCCATCTTATTTTTCTGACGAAAAATGCCGAGGCTTATACATCCTGATTTGATATCAGCTACATAGTTCCCTATTACATCTGCCAGGAACATATTACCATATACATAATTTGTCCGGATATCCTCTATCTTGCGTTCCATATCAATCATTATTATCTGGTAAACAAACTAATCCTATATAATCGCCTCCAACTCTTGGGAATGTGGCTCCCGTACACCATTTATATCCTCTTTTGGTCTTTACCCAATAACCTCCGTTGATGGACTTAAACTTTGTACCAATAGGATATTCACTAATAGACTTATCGGCTTTAATCCAATTTTCATTAAGGTAGCTTCTTTCTTCTATCTTCCATTCCATAACTTAAGCAATATAAATTTTTACCGTATTTTCGCCCTCTTCTACCGTATAAATATCATAGGTAATTGTCTGAGGGTCTTTACAATCTATTACTTTCGACTTATCTTCTACCTTGAGAAGTTCATCAATTAATTCCTGTACTGTTATCATAGCTTTTCAAATTCCTTTTCTAATGCTTCAATTTTAGAATTGATATATGCAAGAGTTCTGTTTTTTAACTCTACAAAATCAATCAAAGAGGTTCTGATTACACATCTATGGGTACCATTCCACACCTCTGTTCTGGCGCAAAAACTTGTAGCACTTTCCCAGATATCCTTTTCTTCTTTTAAAGACTTTATTTCATCCTGTATACCCGTAGCTTTATTGAGCGTATATATGTCCATTATAGTAACATTTTAGCTGTTTCACATAGATCTTTAAAGCAATTGAGAAATTCTTTTGCCATTTCTAAGGTTGGGAAAGAAAGAGTACAACTACTCCAAAAATTACCACTTGCTAATCTGACTTTATTTGTATCAAGGTCATATTTAATTACATAAACAATAGAATGACTATTAGGTTGTTCCCAATCACAAATCCATGCTTTTCTCAACTGTCTTAATTGCATAAGAGCTAAGAATGCTTCTGCTTCTTCTTTTGAAGTACACCAGTTTGAGTTTGTTAATTCTTTGCGGCATTCAAAATCTGACTTAGCAACTATTATGTTAGAAAGGGAATCAATATATGCCTCACCTTTTTTAATTGGATACTTCTCGCAGAACTCCTCCCAAATTCTTGGCTTATCATTCTTCTTCTCTTTTACAATGTATGTGTCCCCATCCTTGATGAGTTCACAATTGTCTGGTATTTGAATCTTTACTTCCATAATTAATGATTACTATTAGTTTTTGAATAATTCTTTGATATACACCAAAAATCTTCATCATAAATTTCTACTCTATTATAATATGGTTTAAATTTGTTATTTTCTTTTGTTTCCGTATTCTTTAGTGTTATTTCTTATTTAATGTAGGTTTAATAATCTTTTCTTCTCTTTATTGTGACTGTCTTTCATCCAGGTATTTCCATCCAACAATCATTTTCTGAAACACAGATATATCCACATCCATACACATCCCAATACAACTCACCTTCATGGAGTTGTAGCATAGCAGTAAATGCGTCTTCTCCATGTTTAACTAACACATAGTTTGGATATCCTATTCTAGGTTTTCTTTCTCTAAGTTTGATCCATAAAGGACCCTTCTTATAACCGGAAGAAATAGAGTTAAACCCTGTCTCAGTCTCAAGTATCAGTCTTTTTGGTTTTTTATCTGTCCACTTGATATCTTTAAATTCCTTCATATAACAACTAAGTGGGGATTTCTCATGTACATCATCACTATCCCAGTTATGTTCCTTTTTTACGGGCTTATTCTTATAAACCCATAAACAGCCGTCCTGATCTCTAGCTATCCACATATTACAAAAATTTTATAGAGTCATTTGTGATACTAATACCTTTGTAGGCATTGACAATAGCTTCTTCCGGAGATCTTCCTACAAAATCATATAAACAATCTCCTTCGGTACTATTTATCCAACTGACATGCCATTCCTGATCAAAGTAATAAAGATTGGGTGCATAACCCCAATCTTCTACGATATTACACATACTATCACAGCAAGGAAGGCTTTTGAATATTTCTAAATAGTCCATTTTATTTATAAAAGTTTTAATTATTTCTAATAGAATTAATAAATATTTAAATTTGTAGCATCAACGGCCAGCCCCCTACTTATTAATCCCCGGTAATCAAAATGGTGAGCATTAAGCCAGTCAACTGTCTTCACACCGAAAAATTCTTCGGATGCTATTTCCATATCTGCAAGTTCCTCTTTCTGCTCTTCCGTCAAAGAAGACAATGGGAATAAATACAGCTTAATATCATTTATACGCACATCGAAAAAATCAGGAGGAATAATCCTGCCTTTTGTAAATACAGTACAAATTCTTTTTGCTACCTCATGCAGTATACCAACCTCGTTTGTACTAAGTTGAACCTTAACTCCATATGGAAGTCTTGCACTTAAATCTTTTAATAAAATATCTCTTTCTTCCTGTGTCATAGCTTTTTACTTAAGTATTTGACCTAAAATCATACCAAAACAGACTCCAGCAATCACAACATCTGCAATTGGCTCCAGATGTAAAATATCCTATTTCGTAGTGATAAGATCCACAATAAGGACATCTACATAGATTTATACTAGTCATTTTTCTCATCTTTAAGTATTAGTATTTATAACATTTTATCGGACAAAATTTCCATTTATTTTAATTCTTTAAATTTACCATCTTGTAAGGTATAGTACACATCTTCTTTTATCTCAGTTCCATCTACTTGTTTCGTTACAACTGAAAATGGGATATGTCTTTGTTTTTCTTCTGAATACTTCCATTCTGCAAGAGTAATCCATGACCCTATTTTTGCTTTAGCTGATGAATTAATACCAGCGCACATTATGACACAATCATCACCAGAAGAACCGATCTGAGCGTAATCACCGGAGGAGCCTATCTTAGTACCATCACCGGAGGAGCCTATCTTAGTACCATCACCGGAGGAGCCGATCCTAGCATTATCACCGGAAGAACCGATCCTAGCATTATTACCGGAGGAGCCTATCTGAGCGTAATCACCGGAAGAACCGATTTTAGCATCATAACCGGAGGAGCCGATCCTAGCATTATCACCGGAAGAACCGATCTTAGCATCATAACCGGAAGAACCGATCCTAGCATTATTACCGGAAGAACCAATCTGAGCGTAATTACCGGAAGAACCAATCTGAGCGTAATCACCGGAAGAACCGATTTTAGCATTATAACCGGAGGAGCCGATCCTAGCATCATCACCGGAGGAGCCGATCTTAGCATCATAACCGGAAGAACCGATTTTAGCATCATCACCGGAGGAGCCTATCTGAGCGTAATCACCGGAAGAACCGATTTTAGCATCATCACCGGAGGAGCCGATCCTAGCATTATCACCGGAAGAACCGATTTTAGCATCATCACCGGAAGATAATTTTTCAAAATCTTCTTGTGTAAAGATTGTTTTGTTCTTAATCCATTCGATACCCGCTTTAAATAAGCCTAAGAATCCTATTTCAACACCAATCTTTATTTTCTTTCCACATATTTTCGAATCTTTATTTCTATTCGGATCAATTTTATCTAATTCTACTTCGCAGAATTTGTCATCAATGTTATTATAATAACTCAGAACGTCAAGAGGGTTCTCGCAAGCATGAAAACCGCAATGACATAAATTAGCTTCATCTTCTTTATATTCCTTACCAATTTCGTACTGGAAAATTTTCCTATTGGGTGTACATTGCATGTGCTTGTTAAATCCTTTATATGCTTTAACTGGTTTGCTTTCTTTTTTCATGTCAGTTATATTTAGTGTTTCTTTAATTGTTCAAATTCTTATATCATAGTCTCCTTTTTATATAGCCTTCAATATATCCCATATTATTAGTCCTTATTCGTCATAATTTCTATTTTTTAAGTAAATTATTTTCAGCAAGATAACAAAGCATTTCATAGGCGGCTTCTAGTAACGTATCCCCATAAATTGGAGTGGAAAGTTTACTTCCGTCACTATCCTCAGTAGTCCCATAGTATACTCCCCACTCATCTATACATCTTTCTATTCTAAGAGAAAATACTTCATTTGATCCAGAGGATACTCTGGGAGGGATAACATTCAATAAATCTTGGAGAGTAAACACTCCATAGTCCATTCTAAATGAGTGGTCATAGTTTCCCATTTCAGCATCATAGTATCTGTCTAATACTACGATTTCTGCCCTTAAAGCTTCTGCTTCATCATAATCTATATAATTCCCTTCTTCATCTTTAAAGAGATGTACAATACTGGCTTCTTGTGTATCAACACCTAAGTCTCTTAGATGTCGCATTTGATCTATTGATAAAACTTGATCTTTCATGCTATAAGTGTTTTAGCTTTGCTTAATAAATCTCCGAAACATTCTACAAACTGATGGGCCATCGTCTCTGATGGGAAAGTAAGAGTATGGTGATTCGTATAAACTTCTATATATCCTATCCTTATATCCCCATCCAGCTTACTATAGATGTAATATACAAGATCTTATTCTTTCGGAACCCATTCTCCTACCCAGGCTTTTTGTAATCTTATCAATTGAATAAGAGCTAATGTGGCTTCTGCTTCTACTTCTGATGCATGTAAATTTCTATCCCCACAAGAAGTTCTGCCTTTATTCTCTCTTAAATTTATTTTTGAATCATAACCTATAAAATACTCCTGTCTAATAGGTGTTCTATTACAAAATTCTTCCCAAGTTTTAGGTATTACCCGACAAATTTTATAGATATTTCCTTCTTTTATAAGTTCTGAATCATCAGGAATTTCAATAGTTACTACTTTCATATACTTTCTATTTTATAATTTCATACTCATCCGGGCGAAACATATAACATGTTCCTAATCCCATTACACTTATACCCACCGGATATTCTCCATCATCTACGCAAGATTCATCCTGGAACACTAATAGTCCTCCTTTGTGGAAATCAGGATGACATTCCACATTATCCTTTATTCTGACTTTTATCCCCGCTGGATATTTATAAATATCAGGTCTGTCTTGTTTTCTCACTTTCTCTTTCATTTTTCCTAAATTTAATGTATTTATATACACCTCCCCCAGGCCGGGAGGTGGATAATTTATAGGGAAATCTTTCTACTGAAATTACTGTATAACTTTTATAAATCCATACATAGTAAATAAAAATCCTACTGTAGAGAGTATTCCTCCCCAGATCTTGAAGAATGAAAAATCATCATAATCCTCATCTGATTTGTAAAAAGTTACCCCTATTATAAATAAAACTACTCCTATTAATATCGCCATAATTCATATTTGTATATAAGATTCTCCTATCGTCCATCCCTGATCCTTTAATTCCTCCAGAACAGGCCTTATGGACTCAAGGGCCTCTTCTGTTGTATAGTCTTCAGGGAGGACAGATGTTACCTCCCTGAAAGCTTCAATAACTACAGTTATTTTCTGTTTTTTTGTCATATTCTGATTCCACGGTGCTGCATGATCATAATCAGATCCTACAGGACAATTTTCACTCATATTGTTTTGTTTCTTTTAGTAACCATACTTTGTCACTCATATTCATTATTAATATCAGAACACAATTGTCTTATTTTTCTTTCAATTTCCAGTAACCGACTATCTGACATTTGTCTTGCTCTTAGAAGAATAGTACCCATATTCTCTCTTAAAGCATCTCCGATACATCTTATAGCCATACTTGTACTATTTGCCAGCTGACCGTGATATGTAAAAGATATCTCATTAGGGTTTACCTTAAGAATATCCGATTTTTCAGCTTCCTGATACTCCTCTATCAGCTTCCTGAGATTTTCTATATCTCTTCCAAAGTTTCTTTCTTTCATAATTACACTTATTAATGAATCCATCTGTCTCCAATATTTACATCTACATCTATATGCAGTACAGATGTAAACAGATCACCTGCTTCTCTCATACACCTAGTCAGCAGGTCTGAGGCTTCCTGTGCTATATCCTTTGAAGCTCCTATGTTTACCTCCATTTTATGTTACGAATATATCGATTCCATATATTCTCTCATCCTTTCAGATAAGGTCGGACTATCTCTTATAAGGAAATTTCTCTCCATATACATCCGAGTTTTACTCCGGACATACTATTAATTTCCTTACCTGTGCGTTTCAATTCCTCTTGGAACTTACACCATTTCTGGTTAGCCTCTGAGCTCCACCTCTTATAGGAATAACAATTTAATGGGTATCTTGACAGTATATCAGATAAAATCTTAGCTCCTTTATATTTTTTGACCCTTAGATAATAGAAAATTCTTCCATCCTTTTTTCTTTCAACCTCAATCTCAGGGAATACCCCTATCCTGTTAAAAAACGGGATAAAAGTCTGTTCCTGATCCTCCCTGCTAAATCTATGAGTACTGATGTTATAGTACATCTCATTTTTATGAAGAGATCCATTATCATATATCCACAGAGCTATTCCTAAGTCATCTATCTTATCCATAGTATCTTTAAGACTGAGAGACCTTATAGAAGACAGTATACGGCAAGACCTAGACCTTATACAATATATACTGGTCTTTGAATACCCGTTTTCTTCCACAAAAGTCTTACTCTTAAACAAATCTCCCAGTAATTGTGATTTGAAGTCTATATACTCCTCATACTTACAATTAGTACAGTAATAGGTACTATTACTATTTGACGTATATATACCTCCGTCACCGATTTTTGCTGTCAAAAATACTTGTAATTGTTCTCTACTTAGAGAGTAAAGTTGCTGATTTTCCATTATTGTAGATTTATAGTATCGTACAAATATAGATAATATTATCAAACATTCAACAGACATTTCTGTCTGCTTGTAGTTATTATCTCTTTAGGAGTTCCCAGCAGTTAACACAGTTTTACTACGACAAGGTTTTTTAGGTCCATCGTAGGGTGTTATATAAAACTCTACCTTATCATATAGCCATCCTCTGCTCCTGCATTCTCTGAACATATTGATCAATGCGAATCTAAGTATCTGAGCACCAGTACCTTGTATACAGTAGTTGACTGAAAATTTCTCAGCTTCCGACTTTCTTTTAAAGTAGTGTCTTACCTTTTTCACCATATCTCTCTCCTCCTGGTCCCTGGGGGACTTCTTTCCGGATCTGTCCTTTGGTATCTCTCTGTACTTGTTCCAGAATTCCTCTGTAAAGCTTTCTTTCAGCTCACACAGATCATCGAAATCATAGATATGGGCTCTGTGTCCGGTCTTAGGATTTATAATTACATATCCTAGTCTCATAACCTCCTCCTTCCTCATGTTCTGCCATGCTATGAGACCTTTGAAACCTGATCTGTACCTGTTATCCAATTCTTTTGCCCTTTCTTCTGAAAGACCGAAATTCTGCATAAGGGTAGTCCATCCTCCCAGATAATTCCACAGGAACTCATACTTCTTTGCTGTATCCCTGAGATCACTGTGATATTTCTTAATATCTGCCGTGGACAGGCCCTCCAGTTCTTTGAATACCATCCGGCCAGTCAGTGAGTGCATCATATTTTGTTATCCCAAAGGCTTTTTATCCTCTGGTTCTATAAGTACTGGTAACCTCCTTATAGTTCGGCATATATTTTCACCCTCTTTAAGAGGGGCTGAGAACTCGTGGGCTGTTATATTTATTCAAGCCTATGCTCTACAATACTTATAACCCTATTCGCAATGTTATAAGTTATCTCGGTATTGAATAAGTTACGCTTTCTTGAAAGAAAAATAGTAGCATCTTTATACAAGAAATCATATATACATTTCTTTACCTTATCAGAAGCATTTATAATTACTTTCCAATAATCGGTAGTTTTTCCTTGAATATGATATATTCTATATGAGAAATTTCTAAACCAACCCATTATCTGCTTCATAAAATGTTCTGAATTAAACACAAATTCAACAATACTACATCCCACATGGCCGTCTCCATCAAAGAAGCCTCTTATAAAATGTCTCCACAATTCCTCAGGTATAGAATCTTCAGGAATATAAAAACTTTTGTCTAAAGTTTTTAGTGGTTTGATATTATACTTAGCTCCTAATATATCGAACATATGTTCAGAAGTCCATTGTAGTGTATAACAAGGTTTTTTCTTTCTGTTATGAGTGTAATTTTTAACCAGTAATGAAGAATCCGGACATATATTACTATGTAATGCTTCTATAGCTTCCTTATCATCTATAGTATTATTAAATGCTATCCTTTTTGTATAGTGTAAATTCCTCTTTTCTAATCTGCAACACCCATCTGCTACTAAAAATCCAAGTAAGTAGGCTTTCAGTTCGGAATCTATATTATCAAAGAAATAGTCATTAATTCTAAGTCCTCTTCTATCAAACTTAATATTATAGTACTTAAAACAATCACTTACTCTTTGGGGAGAAATACCAAACCGACTTCCTATTTCTCTCTGATTTTTACCTTCTCTCATCATTTGACAGGCTATTTCTATGTCAAATCTCTCTAAGCATTCCTTTTTAGTCATTTTATTTATCTATGGCAGTTATTAACTATGCAATAGTATAAATAAAAATCACCATTACCATATTTTTCACCGATTTTTCTCAGTTTTTTACTATATATTACTATATAGGGGGACATGCAATCCATCCCCACTTCCTTCCAGGAACTCACTGATCATAGCCTCATCCCTTGAAGCATCAGCCATAAGCACAGACTCTTCCCCTTTAACATCCTGTGATATCCACAGCCATCCCTCCCTTGGAATGAAGCATGATCTGGTTCTTTCATTCTTAGGAAGATTCAAAAGGTTCGGGTCTGTGGAACTGAATCTGGTGGTATCTGTTCCAAGCTGATGATAATTAGTATAGACCCTCCCGGTCCGGGGGTGGATATTTTCAAGGAATTTAGGCCCGTAAGTACTGACTACTTTCTCCAGTTTCTTGTATTTACAGTAGAGATCTACAATTTTATGGACATATCTCTGCGGCTTTATTTTCTTGGCATCACAGGTCTTTTTAAATCCTGTGGGACTATCCTTGTCTTCTACCATAACATCACATCCCAGCTCCTCCAGCAGAGGGATTACCTGTCCTGAACTGGACCAGTTGATATCACATACATATCTTTCGGATTCATGAAACATATCGTACTGAGGATCCTCATAGATGTACGGATATTGTGACATTCTCTCATAGGCTATTTTCCTGTATTCCAGATTCCCGTCCTTAACTACCTTGTCCAAATCCGGCCTCCTCTTAAGTCTTTTCCTTTTTACAGGAACAGTCTTTCCTTTTACTTTCTTTATCCTGTTGGAATCCTGGACATTGTTTGTAACCCATTCTTTCTGTTCCTCTTTGGACATGGAATAAGGATCAAAATAAAGGATTTTCCCCGGAGACGGATGTTCCAGTGAATATTCTATTACAGCCTTATTAAGAGCTTCTACAGACTCCTTAAGATCCCTCATATCATCTTCCGCCTTCTCCATCCATTTTTCCCGGCTTACAATCACTCCACACCATTCCATATAAGACAGAGGGGCAATAGTCATTCCTTCTATAGCAGCAGCAGTACACAAATCCTGTCTTCTAAGCTCCTCTTCCTGCTTATCAGCTATCATAAGAAGATATTTCACATCATCACATGCATACACTATTACCTCAGGAGTAAGGCCTCTGGAAGCTATCTCCGTACGTACGGACTTATCTATACTGACTCCTGCATATCTGTGGGCCAGTCCCTGTAAACTTGCTGAAGGATAAGAAGGGTACCCTAGATATATCAGCTGTTCATTCAGGAACAGGTCATACATATTCATAATACATATCCTGTGATTATGCAGGTATTTGGCATCAAACTTACCATTAACTACTATAAACTGTATGTCCTCAGATTCCAGCAACTCCTTATATAGTTGTATATCAATAGTATAAGTGTCAACAAGGATTTGTATATCAAAGTTTCCAAACTGTATACACCTGATATTCCCTGAATGACAGTCCAGTGAAGTAGTCTCAGTATCGAATCCTATTCTTTTCATACTGCGGAGGATATCCAGGGATTTCTCCACAGACATCCTCCCGTATTTATCAGAGGTTCCGAACAGGTCAGTATTATTACTTACTACATATCTCATTTTTTTTTACTTTATGCCATACTATATACTTATCGAAATCTATCTTCCACTTGTGCTTGTCAAAGAATTCACTTCCGAGGATTCCTGTAACATTAAGGCCCTCCCTGTTGCTGAACTCTCTCAGTCCTTTCAGGTCTGAGACCAGAAAGTCCTCATTGAATTCCATATTCCTGATATTAAATCTGACCTGCATACCATAGGAATCCATAATAGCTCCGTTCCCCACCTGTATCTTATCTCCTTCGGCTATTGTCTTCCCTTTCAGCTTATCCTTTATAGTATACAGGAATTGAATATCAAGGCAGTTCTGGTGAGCTCCGGAATCCAGAAGGAACCTGCATTTCTTACCATACAGGTGAACAATGATCATCGGAGTCTTTGTCCTTTCGAAATAATCCTCAAAGGAGAAAAACTCCCATTCTTTTGTATTCTCATTGTTCCTGTTCAGATCCCTTGAGATTCTCAGGGTAATAAGATATACCGGCCACAATGCCAGTAATAAAAATGCCAGACATACCATCCCCATATTACCTCCTTCCGGTGGAGCCGAATCCTCCTCTGGACTCATTTCCCAGATGTTGTACTTCCACAAACTCAATTTTCTTTGTGAACAACCACTTTATCTTCTGCCATGGTGTTGCAAACTGGTTAGGCTGTATCCTGAACTGTGCTATCCTGTCTCCCTTCTTCACAACAGCCCTGTCAAATGGCAGGCAGGTCATTCTCCATACATCATCATCCCCGCAATACGACGAATCTATAATTCCGAATGAATTCGGAACTATAAACCCGTATGTTTTGAATGTTGAGCTTCTTGGAGCTATGATAGCTTCAAATCCTTCAGGGAGTTCCATAGATATCCCAAGGCTTATGAGAGTATAGCAACCCTTCTCCAGGACTTTGTCTTCGGCAGATCTCAGGTCTATCCAGTCCCCTTTTTTATTTATACACATCTCTGTTCTGGCAGAATGCAGTTTGTATCTTATTTTCATATTACATTAATGTTAGTAATTTCTCTTCTGTAATTATTTACATATGTGTCATAGGAATAGTTGAATATTCCTGTGCTGATATGCCACCGGCATTCCTTATACAGCCGTACCCATCCCTTGTATACTGTGCCTTTATTGTCCACAAATCCGTTTGTATTCAGTGACATCCTGAAATCCCACTGTATAGGGCCGGGAGAGCTGGTATTAATAGTGATGAAGGAGAATACAGGGTCTACAGTATATTCCCTGAAATCAGGATCCTTCTCTATAATACTCTTCAACCCTTGTACATACATGCAGGCCTGGATGTAATATCCGTACCTGGTTACAGAGTCAGGGAAATGTTCTTCCCATTTTCCTGTAGTTTTCAGGTCATAGATCTTTATGGTCTTCCTGATATGGTTGACGATGATAAGGTCAGGCATAAATTTATACTCACCGACATATTTCACATTGGCTATAAACTTCAGCTGGGTAAACATTTCTGTTTCTCCGTTGTTACTGCAACGGGGATATACAGGGCTGTCAAGGAGTATCTCGGAAGCTCTCAGCAATGACTCATACTGATCTACTGACAGTATCTTCTTTCCCTCAGTCAGCAGGCTGTAATACTTCCCCGCAGACTTTACTATCTTATCCACCCTAGTGTCATCCTTCCAGTTAGTTTGATAGTCATGCATATTTGCAGCAGTGACAATAACCTGTTTCGGGATTGAATCCAGTGCTTTACCCGGAAAGGCATTGTGAATGGAATCTGCTATACTTTTAAGTTTGTCTCCCGGCATATCACAGTCGGCCAGGAAAGAAAAGTTCTTCCTGATGTATACAGGGCCTTCAAATACTATTCTGTCCATCAATGCCCCTCTCTCCAGATACCTGTCTGTATCCGTATCATGGTCAAGGTATTTCTTTATAGCCTGAGGTCCTTCCTTGCTGAAGGCACTGAGCATTGAATAGGATATCAGATCTATAGATCTGTATTCCTCATCTGTTATATCTTTTGACAGGTCTTTAAAGCTTTTCATAATTGTTTTAAAATGTGTTCAACTCTGTCCAGGGCATCCATATCCACACTGATATGCAGATCAGGATTCCTGTTGAATTTCTCTCTGATCAGGCTGATAATATTGATTACGGTCTCATATTCCCTGTTTTTCAGGGAATCCACTGATGCTCTCAGGTAATTTACCGGCATTGACTGTATCAGGCTGATGATTTTCCGTTCTTCTTCATTCATGTCTTCATTTTGTTTTTAATTTCTTCAATACACTTCTTCATGCTGTGTACCGTCGTTACTTCAAAAAATCTCACCTCCAGGCCCTGATGGTCTGATTTGTTCAGGTAATCTATAAACAGTTTTCTCTTTACAGGGTATACATCATTCCTGAATCCTTTTACCTCTATAATATCCAGAACATTATCATGCCTGTATACAAAATCAGGGGTATATGTAAGGTCACGGAGTTTCCTGATATCAGGCTGAAAGACAGCTGCCTGTCCTCTTCTGCTGTATGTACTCCATACCTGTACATTATCAGGATAGTCCCCTTTCATGAGTATTACCTTTTCAGGCTCATACTCCAGTCTTATTCCTTCTCTCAGGGCATACCTGTACATATTCAGTTCAGCCTTCGACTTAAACTGTATACCATCGAAGAATCCGGGGGTGGCATTTTTAATCTTCCTGTTCTTATCAGAATGGGAGACCGTCTGTTTCTTCTTCATCATATTCAGGTAATAACCATTTGAATTCAGTCCCCATATTCTCCTCCATGAACCTGTTTATCCTGGCAAACGGATCATCTGTCATTCTGGTATTACTACGGGCAAAATAAGCAGGATGTTCACATTTCAGTATACATGCCGCATTCTGCACTGCCGGAATGAAGGAGGCTGCCTGAGCCCCGAAGAACAGCCATATTACATCTGTTCTGTCGGAAGAAAACATTCTGATAAAGGTATCTGTAAATTCCCTCCAGGCAGCCTGATGGCTACCCGGGGAATTTACCTTTACAGTAAGGGCTGAATTTATCATCAGTATTCCCTGAGACACCCATGACTCAAGAGTAGGATCGAATCTGGCTTCATCAGAAGGCCTGTAAGAAGAGATCTCAGGATGCAGAATACATTCCTTCAGTACCTTTAAAGAAGGGCTTAAATCTTCGGATTTGGTACCTTCTTTATTGCCGAACAATATTCCCGTAGCTACTCCTTTTTGAGGGTAGGGATCCTGTCCCACTATAACAAGCCGGGTCCTGGAGGGGTCTGTAAGATGAAAGGCACGGAATACCTTATCTATTTCCGGACACATATTATCTGTATCCTTATCTATAGATGTGAGGGTATTCATGAGCACCTGTTCATTCATATAGACTCCCCATTTACCTAATAATTCATTTTTGATCATACAATTGATTGATTATAACATTATAATTCTTACTGAGATACGCAGTTACAAACTGATCTGCATTCTCCAGAGCCTTCATCTTTACTGAAGGGGTCACAACAGTATACTGTTCCTCATCGACAGCCTTTACAGAAAGAGTAGTATAGACGGAATGGATAGTATATCCTACCGGTATGGCTGTATTTATCAGTTTTGTCATATCTGCTTTTGGTAATACAGGAGCATCATAGTTTATGTAAATCTCTTTTTTATTAGTAAAGACAGAGAGGATGACCTCATTGTCATATATAGCTGTCCCTGCTATACACAGCATATTGTATCCTTTATACTGTAGTATGTATGGACTATTCCTACTACTACTTATAGTGTGTATAGCCTTCTTCAGAGATTTTGCCACCATTATACTGTTTATACATGGAATGTAGTACTTACCTCCGTCATTACCGACCTGTATCAGGTAATCATGCATATCGTTATTATTTGCATGATATACACGTTTTAGTGGAGAGATGTCATAGTAAACTCCATCCAGTATATTGCTTAATGTATACATTTCCATCATTCGATAAATTTAGTAGTCATCAAAGGACCGTGATACTCCATAAAGAAGGGGACATATCTTTCTGACTGCATGTATACCTGACACAGCTTGTTAACAAATACATTGGCTATCATTCCCCCTATCTGCATAGCCATAAATGTAGTCTGTTTATAGGAGCAGATCTGTTCCTCGGCCTCTGCATCACTGAAAAGATACTGCTCTTCATATCTTTCCATATTCTCCTTCTCACTGCTTTCCATACATATAATCTGATACATTTCGGCACTTAGTCTGCCATCTATAAACACAGACTTACTTTTGCTATCAACATTACGTTTCCAGGCTTCATAAACTTCCCTTCTTGATTCCATATTATCAAGGCATGATATAACATGTCCGGAGAATACTTTGTTCCTGGTTACCCTCTCCCTGTAGCATCCCATCCATGATATAACCCTGAATGCCTCAAGTACTTTCCTCATAGACACAACCTTACTCTGTCCTATGGAATGATCGAAATACATCTGCCCGGCCATATTCTCAGGAGAAACTACATCGGGGTCTATAAGATTCATACTCTTTACACCGAGCTTTCCTATAGCAAAAGAGGTCCAGCTTCCTATACCTCCGAGTCCTACAATATTCGCATGTTGGTATTTTAACATTTCGAACCATACAGCCCCGGAGAATCTTTGTGTACAATTTTCATTCATAAAATCGGTTCAAGGAAACCCACAAATCTTCAGTTTGTGGGAGGAATTGAACCACGATTCCCTCTTTGGTTAATACTATTTTCACTCAAATATTTGAATATATCCGATTTTTTCCGTATATTAGAGGCATGAAACTGACATTGAAAACAAAACTTATCCCGTCCGAAGAACAACATCGGATTCTTCTTGAAACTATCAAGGAGGCTAATGCTGCGTGCAATCAGATTTCTGACATTGCATGGCGGAACAGGACTTTCAATCAGTTTAAGCTGCATCACCTTTGCTACAATGACATACGCAATACCTTTAACCTTTCCGCTCAGATAGTTGTACGCTGCATAAGCAAGGTGGCGGACGCCTACAAACTTGACAAGAAACGTCAGCGTGTGTTCCGTGAATACGGAAGCATCAGCTATGACAGCAGGGTGCTTTCCTACTCCAATACCCATGTTTCTATATGGACTGTAAGCAAAAGGCAAAAGATGCCGTTCATCTGCCACAACACCAACTATCTTCCTTACATCAAAGGGGAAGCTGACCTTGTGTTCAAGAAAGGCAAGTTTTACCTTTTTCAGACGGTAGAAGTCCCCGAAGAGGATATGGAGGATGTCGAGGAGTTTATCGGTTGTGACTTCGGAATCACCGATATTGTGTGTACATCCGATGGTAAAACCTTTTCCTCCGAATCTCTGAACCGTTACAGGGAAAAGCAACGAAAAATCCGTGGTTCCATTCAATCCAAAGGCACGAAAGGCCGCATTCACGAATGCAAACGTGGTTGTGCCAAACTCTTGAAACGGCTTAAGGGGAAAGAAAGAACTACCGCGACGATAATCAACCACACCATTTCCAAACAAATCGTTATGGAAGCCAAAGTCAGAGGGCTTGGTATTGCCATAGAGAACTTGTCTAATATACGCTCCACCTCCAAACGCAGGAACAAGAGCTTTAGAAAAGAACTCAATTTGTGGAGCTTCCATCAGCTCCGCTCCTTTATGGAATACAAGGCGAAAATGGCAGGTGTACCTCTGGTTGTCGTGGAGCCGGCATATACTTCGCAGACTTGCTCTGTTTGCCACCATATAGGCGCAAGACGCAACAAGTCTTTCAAGTGCGGATATTGCGGATGCGATATGGATGCGGATGTTAATGCCGCAAAGAATATCGCTCTGCTTGGGGCTGTCGTAAACCAGCCTGAAAAATCGGGTATGTGGCCTTGCACTCTGCATATCACTGCTTAGGTTTAAAGCCGCTAAATCTTTAGTTTAGCGGTAGTTTACAATGTCTTCAATTTACTTTCAACTAATTCAAGGATAGGATCCAGACTGTTATCCTCATAATCACATATATACTCTATTACCTTTTCCAGAATCTCCTTCTTCTTATACTTAGGATTTATATCCTCCCACATCCTGTAGTACGGCGGATTACTATCGGCCTCATTGATAAGTTCGTATGCTATACTGTCTATGTCGTCCAGACGCAGGAATCCGGATAACACCTTACATACTCCTGTATCAATGTCATTGCTCTGGCAGGAAGCTCTTTGTGTAATACCACGTGATATCCCGGTGCTTTTCATATAAGCTGAGGGCTGGTACGGTATAATACTCTCATAGTCCCGATGTTCAGAAAGCCAGTCTCTGTTTGCTGTCATACATGGTGCCTTACGTCTTGATATTTCCCTTGCCGTAGATAAGGGAGATTCAGGGAATTTAAGGAAGGATTTCGGATATTTTATATCCAGTGAGTAAGTCTCTATCTGAGTAGAGGTAAACTTCTTCTCACCTGTATATATGGTATTTCCGTCAGGATCTGTGTATGATCCTTTCAAAGTACCATTATAAACTACTTTCCTTGTTATTCTGGCCTCGTAGGTATGACTTGAATCTACCACCAGTGACAGGAACCAGTTCTTTTCCTTCCCTTCACTTGCCAGGGTCTGCATATCTTCCCCTGAGAAGAAAGCCCCCATACGGTGATGTGAGTGTATGAGTCCTATACTGCTGCCCTCAAGTTCATTATCAGCTATGAAAGCTGCTATGTACCTGTTAACATCATTACTGTCATATTGAGTATGTACGGATGTTCCTATATCAAGTATGAGAATATCCTTTACTACAGCGGAAATCTTTCCTTTTCTGTCTTTAATACTGTAAAACAAAACTCCTGACCACTCAGTGTCAGGAAGTTCGAAGATAGCCCAATCTATCTTATTCTGAATATCCCTGGGAATTTCTATATTTCCTATATTTCTCAGGGATTGCGTGTTCTGATGTATATTTTTTTGCATAAGCGGTTAATAAAGATTCAACAATATTGACGAATACACTATACACCTCTGGTTGTATAAAGTATCGGAAATTGGGAATAGCATCATCTTCCGGTTCTACACGGAGCCTTACAGGACTGCCTTTAAACATGAACAGTATACGTTCAGTATCCGGGTCAATGTCAGTTATTTCAGGTGCATTATACCTATATATATATCCGAAACTATCCTGAAATCCTCTATGTAAGGGTATATCCAAGGAACAGTCCTCAGCTAAATCTGATAATATAACTGCCAGTTCTTCCGGTATATAACCGAGCTTTACCCTTCCGTCACATTCTGCAAGCTTTATATTACCTGATACCAGAAAGGTTTTTACAAGATACTTTATACCCGGTATACTTACAGATACGTTACTTGTATCCGAATACTGTGTATATATAAGTCTGTCGGACTTTTCTATATTCAGATCTGCTATATACTGATAGGGGCCTCCGGATACAGACTCCACATGTATGTACTGATCCAGTAATACAGGAAGAACCTCTGTAAATCCAGGTTCCCACATAAGTTTCATAGTACTTATTACAGTACTCAGGGCTGTTTTCCCAAGACAACATGTCCTAAATGTCCCTGACAGGTCTAAGTTACTGCGACAATGTGAATGGATATACCCTTTGCATGCCTCGATATATGAGTAGGTACTTCTGTTCATTCTGACGCCTTCTATGGACAGCATAAGGTTGTTAAATGTAAGTTTGATATACAGATCCTTTATAGTATGTGTTTCTTCTATTTCATTCTGTATAGTAACCTCCGGGCGGTATATAATAATTGTAAATGCTGGTGTGTTCAAACCTTCGCTATGTCTACTCAGTATCTCGTTTATGGCATCATCGAATGTGTCACATTTCTGTATAATATCTTCATACATAGAAAGTGATTTTATCCTTTCAGAACAGACATCCTCATCTACATACTCCTCCCCGAAATAATCATTAAAGGAGGAGAGGAGGCTATCGAATCTCCGATATACCTCCTCAATGGCCTCATCTACTGTCATCTCAGGTACTTAAATTCTTCCTTCAATTCTGACAGAAGGTTTTCGGTTTCATTCTTCCTGACAGATCCCTCCCTGATACTATTAATGTCAGTATCACTCAGGATTCCCTTATTATACAGGCAATTCAGCAGGCTGTCCAGTCTGGCTGCGGACCATACAGATTCTGTACCACAGGGTTCCGGCTTATTTTCTTTCTCTTTGTCCTTCTCCATAGTATCATACACTGCCTCCAGGACCTCCTCCTTCTTATCCTGTGCCTTTTTCTTATTACCTGATGCACGTTCCATTTTTGTTATGAAGGCTGTAAGGTTATCACTTGATACCTGTGTATAATTCCTTCCGAATTCTTTTTTCACATCATCCTGCAAACCTCTTGAGACAATCATTTGATTAATTTCTTTTCTGGATAATGTTCCGGAAGATACTTTCTTGTTCGGGGTCATTAGAATGATAGATAATTCACGTGTAGGATTCCCACGGAACATCACAGTGTCAGGAAGAAGGCTCTGGTCATCTGTAAGCATAGTTCTTGATCTTCCTTCATGGAACTCCTTACCACTATAATTGATTCCGGCATTATCCAGCTCCCTTTTCAGTTCTCCCAAAGTTCCTGCTGTACTTTCAATCTGTTTTGCCCAGCTAACTGTCTCATCTGTAATTCTGATAATTCTACTTTCCATAATCTGATTGTTTTAATATTGATTGTTAAAATGGTATATCATCCGGGTCCTGGGGGAGTCCTATCATATCCCTGAGTACCCGGGTGGCCAGTTTCCTTCCATGATTTTTTGTAAGGTCACTGGGATCTTTTGATTTGTATAAAGACGGGATTTCTATCTGATGCAGGCTATATTCATCACACAGCTTCTCAGAGTACATCCTGCCGTAATTGATTTCCTTATTGAAATCATTGTCGAACAGCACATGTATATTTTCGAACCTTTGTTTCAGTGAAGATATAACATGAGGCTTAGGGACATATCCTTCACCTTGCAGGCTTGTCGAGGGTGTACCTGTGCAACACCATACACACATGGCATCCTTCCGTGAGGAAGTGATTACCAGATGGTTTCCTCTTTCAGGAAGTAGTGTCCACAGGTCCCATACAGACCTGTCATGCTTGCTTATCCATTTAAGATGGTCACTGAAAGGCTGGTAAATCTTAATGGTAGGATTTCCGTCCTTGAATTCAACATATACATAGGCATATTTATCGGCAGGCATAGAAGTAGTCTTTCCTTCCCTGATAAAGAATATAGTGCTGATAGGATAGGTATTCGAGATATCCAGAAACCACTTATCCACTCCCTGCTTTTCCCAGAACTCATAGTCATAGGGCCTCCAGTCTCTGGTTTTCACCCTGACATCCGACCCCTGGTGTGACAGAGGGGATCCCTGTTTTCCGGAAACAGGTCCTGACAATTTTTTTTTGTCAGGAACCCTCCTGATATCAGACAAATCCCTGCATAACCTCCTGAATGCCTCCTGTGCAGTACAGGCCCACATCAGACTCAGGAGATCCAGTACCCTGCCTGAATCTCCTCTTGCCTGGTCTTTGAACCTGATATGCCCGTCCATACCCTGAAAGATGCTCAGTGAGGGTTTCCTGTCAGGTCTGTACGGTGCATTTATTATACACGGAAGTTCCGTGATTCCCAGGTAATATGAGATTATCTGAAATTCACTTGCTATTCTGTATAGACTGTTAAGATCATCAGGACGGGCAGTCAGTATCATATTATGCTGTTTTTTTTTATTTTTTCACCCACTTTGATTTTACTTCTTCCACTGTGGCGGCTTTTGTTTCGGGAGCCTTGAATGTAGTAGGAGTCTCTGTGTATTCCTTAAACACTTCATCTCCGAACTCCACATTCTGGTACATTCCCGCTGCCTTACATCTGGTGATGTTATTCAGGATGAAAGAACAGTTACGGGCTGCTTTTCTGCCGAATTTAGCAGGGAAGAAAGTCTGATAGTTATTGTTGTTACTGTCTTTCTGTACTCCGAACCACACCTTGGTACAGTTATCAGGGAACAGGGAAAGAGCTTCCACTACTTCTGAGACATCCCCGGAGAAATAGTCACCGATTCTTTCCAGTTGCAGAAGTGCAGTTTCAGGATCTTCAATCTCCTTCCATTCCTTATCCTGCATCATATACATGCGGGAGGGCACATTCAGGTGGGTACGGATAAATTCCAGTAATGAATCCTCCCCTGAATAGGCCTGTCTTACCCCCTCAGGTGAGAAATTCATATTACCGGGGATAACACAGTTGTCATAGTCTTCCTGTGACAGCCATGCTGTTTCCCCGTAGGCATTTACGCACTGACACTTATTTCCGGCAGAATTGAGCCTTGCTGTATCCCTCAGGAAGAATTTCACAGGCAGGATATCCTCTACTCCTTCAATATCAGGCTTGGTATACAGGGTAATATTCACCCATCTCACACCATCCTTTTCCCCGGTATATACAGGTTCCTTATCAACCTTCCACCCAAATTCCTTTTCCAGCTCGTCCTTTGAAGGATTTACCAGCAGCACCTTCACCGGAGCCACTCCGGTATATAACTTCCTTGATACAGATTCTTTCGACTCTTGTGCTTGTCCTATTTTCATATCTTCTTACTTTAAACTGTTAGTCTATTCTGATCCATTTTGATGCTACTGTTTCTTCTGAAACCTGTTCTTTTTCCCCTGCTTCCGGCTCCTCCTTACTATTTTCTGTTTCTTCTGCCGGGGCTTCCTCTTTACTTTGTTCCTGTGGCTCTCCTTCTGTTTTATTCTCCACCTCCCGGGCCTGGGGAGTGGGTGTTTTAAGCATTTCGAAGATCAGGGCTTCTACTTCATCAGCAAATTCATTTCCTGCAAATGCAATAATGGCCTTGTTAATAGAATCCATGCTTTTGACTACTTCTTCTTTCTCTGCCATCAGATCTTCAATCTTTTTGTTCAGGGAGTCAACTTTACGGCATAGTGGTTTCAAACCTAAAATCATTCTCTTAACCTGGGCTTTCTTATAAATGCCCATTTTCTTTTCTTCCATAATTTAAAGCTTTAAATAATTAATAATAAATATATAACTCTGAGTTATCTGAGTACAGTTTAATAATATTCCTCAATAGCCTTGAACACGATATTCAGGTCATTCGGGATAGTATCTTCTGAGAACATATCTTCCGGTGTCTTGGCAGGAATTTCCACCCCGTTCAGTCTCATTTTGTGGGTATAGAATTTAAATTCCGGCTTTCCGTCTTTCCCGAATGAAGGGGAACAATACAGGCAGATGGCCACTACCTCTAATGGATTATAGTGCTCATCCACCATCCGGCCCACAGTTTTACATTTCTTTCCTACTATGGCCTTGTCATTCACTACATCATCATCATGCATCATCATACATACGATGAGGTCCTTGCGTGCATTCTCCACTGTTTCCATAATAGTCTGGAAGTGCAGTGCTATCTCCGTGAATTTCGAGTATCCCACCACATTGACTTTCTGGAACAGTTCCTTCTCCATGATGTATCTGGCATCATCAATAATGATATATTTGATGTGCGGGCCTTCATCAGAGATGGTCTGTATAGTGGATGCTATACTATCCCATGCTGTCAGGTGAAGGAGATTATCCTTGTCTTCCGAGAAGATTTTCTCCGATCCTCTGAATGGCAGTGGTTTGTTTGTCACATTAATAATTACCGTACTTTCCGGATTGAGGTTCTTTACTGACCGGGTTTTCCCGGACCCTGTAGGACCTACTACAATCATCATTTTTCCCATAACTGTTTTACTTTTTTAGATATTAAAAAACTCATTCTTCTTATTTTGTACCATATACTTACCGGTGTTGATTTCCTCATGAAAGACAGCATTCCTGGCATGGAATCATGAGCCTCTGCATACCTGTAGAAATCTTCCATTTCCTTTTCCTGAAAGGACTTGGGCATCTCGTCGAAGATGGATACAGCACCGTCGAACAGGAGTGGAAGTATTTCTCCTGTAGCATCCCCATCCCTGTCTTCAAGGACCTTCACAAACCTGGCATAATTTCTCAGACGTGATATGTCATATCCCTTGTATCCTGACAGTCCCATCTTAAATGGTGAGTATATCCCGAACAGCATATTCAGGTCCCTGCATATCTCCTTACTGTTACCAAGCCCTGCGGAAGTAGGTTCTCCCTTATTAAACTTAAAGGAATCCTTATCTTCTACAGACTGGGCCTGATGCTGTATGACAATAAAGGTATAGTTCAGCAGATCCCTTGCTGCAACAATATACTTCGACAGCTTGTTTATATTCTGTCTCTCTGTAAACTCCCTTTCAATGGACAGGTTAGCCAGGTTATCTATAATAATTATCTCATAGATATCCTCATTATCAGGTTTATACCCTATTACTCCTTCCTGTTTCTCAGGATCCCTGAAGATATAATGCCCGTGTGCCAGAGCTCTCTCCTTTATAGCCTTATTGATACCTGTAGGATTCCTCTGGTCAGTAATATATTCTACTGTCTCCTCCCATTTTTCACATATATGCCTGAACTCATCGGATTCCATTACCTTCATAGCCTCATCCGGGAATCTCACTCCTTTTCCCACACTCTTGGCCTGTCTGGGAGAATACCTCATAGATCCTCCTGATATTCTGTACAGGGCATGGCACATAAATTCCAGCATCTTATACGAAGGGCTCATCTCCAGGGTGAAATACATACAATGTATCTCAGGCCCGTTGTTTTCTATCATATCGAAGAAAGGCTCATACAGGAAGGTATAATCAGTCCACTTTGATTTGGCTGATTTCTGGTTCCCCGTAATACCATAATACTTACCCTTCTCCTGGCCCGGGAAACATCCCCTGAATCTTTCATAAGGGAAAACTATACAGTTGGGATCTTCCCCTTGCAGGGATTCCCTGTTCTTTCGTATAGTCCCCATTACTGTTTCGTACAGGCTCATTTCTTTCCCAGGGTTATGAATATGGTAAAACACAGAAAATCTATCCCCAGTGATACCAGTCTTTTATGAGGGAGGAGTCTCTTATCCCAGCAGATTCCTACTCCCAGCCCGATGTTTTTATGGGCCATAAAATCAAATTCAAGTCTCATCTCAGTCTGTCTAAATGTGTTACTATTCTTTCATCTTTGTTCTCAATAAAGTTCAATAAATCCGAAGAAGGTTCAGATACTCCCCCTCCGAAGGATTTTTCCCTGAATATGAAGTACTTGAGAAGTTTCATCATATCATAGTTTCCTTCAAAGGATTTTACATATCTTTCCGTTGCTTCTTCTATCTCCTCATCACTGAATTCCCCGTATAATGAGAAGAATGTTTTAAGTCTTCTTTCTATCAGCTTTACTGAATCTGTCCAGTAATATCTTTTGCCGGATACTTCCTTGCATCCTCTGGGATATATTTCCTTGAGTCTTTTACAGAGAGGACCCAGATCCCTTTTCTTTATAGTCTCGCTTTCCAGCAATATATCATGGACAATATTACAGGCTTTATCCGGAAGAAACCATTCATCATCACCATCTCTTTTAAGGCTCAGCAGGCCTTTTTTTACCAGCTCATCCTTCAGTTTCATAAACTGCGGAACAGTGTCAAAGGTAATAAGAATAAGGGCCTCTTCCAAGGTAAGCCCGTACATTTCACATGCTTTTTTCTTTAGTCTGATTTCTACTGTATTCATCATATTATCAATGTTTTAGCAGGTATTTTTATCTCATCGAGGGCTTTACGGAGATATTCTTCATCCTTTGTATTTTCAACATACAGAATATATACTTTAGGATCCTTTCCCCTCAGGCTCCTCCCTACTTTTTGCAGAAATCCCCTTATCTCTCCGTCCAGCTGTACTATAATACATACTTCTATGTCTGTCAGGTTCAGTCCTTCCTGAGCCATACCCACAGAATACAGGCAATTGGATTCCCTGTTATTGAACCTGTTTATGCTGTCCTGGGAATTATTCTTTTTTGAGTGTATGTCATTCCCGTGTCCCAGTGCTGTAGCCTGTTCAATACTTGAACAGAAGCATATGTACCTTCTGTTATCCAGGTTTTCCCTCTTTATAAGCTCCCTGACAGCATCCGTCTTTATACTTCCCAGGAATCTTTTCCTTTCGGATCCTGCCTTCATCCACCTTATTCTTTGGTATTCCTGTCCCCCGTGTATATACATTCTTTTCAGCATCTCCACCTGTCTGTCCAGTCTTTCGTAGATCTGCTGTTCAGAGCATCTGACCTGTTTTTTCTCCTTTCCTTTTCCTGACGGCAGGTAAACTGTATTTACAGGTTCACGCCCCAGGGCCAGGGGGGTGAGGATTATTTCAGGGAAGGGGACAAGGTTCCATTTTATAGCATCTTCAAGGGTTACAACAGATTTTATTATCCTCGGAAACCTGTATTTTATACTGTTGAATATACTGTCTTTCAGGGTGGCTGTAAGACCCAGTACCCTGTAGGCATCTATATCCCACAGACAATCCATCCTCTTTTCAGATCCTATGTGATGCATTTCATCCATGATAAGGAGGTCATATTCACCCTTACATTTGTGGATGGATTGGTAGCATTCCATCTTTATATCCATAAGCAGGGTTCCGGAGAGCCATTTGTCCATTTCCTCCTTCCAGTTCTGCCTGTGGGCAGTCTCAGCAATAAGGATAAGGACTTTCAGGGGGATATCTATCCCGTCAGCCTTCTTCTCCCTTGCCAGCTCCTCCATAATGAGCAGGGAAGCCTTTGTCTTCCCTGTTCCTGTGGCCCATTCCAGTATGAGGAACGGGTTATCCCTGGCAGTCTCCACTGCCATCTTCTGTAATTGTTCCTTTGTTGTTTTCATTTTTCTGACAGTGCTGTTTTTCCGATTTGTGTATTAACTCTGAGGCTATCTCTTTTACTTTGTCTGTTATATCCCTGTCATATACAGCCTTGCCCGGATCTATGGTCTTATGCATGTCGTACTGTACTTTAACTATTGCTCCCCAAAGATTATCTACACCTACCAGATAGCCAGTATCTTCAGCGATTTCTATAGCCAGTTCCTCCAGTTTATTAAGAATACAGTACTTCTCGTATGTTTCTTTGTTCAGTATAAAGAAAGGACAGTCTTTATTACCAGCCTCCATTAACTCATATAGTCCCCGGCCATTTTCTGAACACAGCAGTACAGGGATATACTGTATGAGGTTGTTATATACTTCCACGGCTTCCTTTAACCTGTCTTTTACACACAGAAGATTTTCCTTAGTAATATCTATGTAGCTGAATTCTCCTCCCTCCAGATCTTCAGGAGTTATTTTTATAATGCAGTATTTCATAATGTATTGAAAAATAGTTTTATACTTCCCCATATTTTAAGATATACAGGAGCATTTGGGGATATGGGGGTTATCTTCCTGTATCTCATACTTACCAGATAGTGTTTCCTTATATAGGCTACTTTTTTGAATCCCCTCCTGTTGTATATATCTATCCAGTATGTTGAATTGCCTACAGGCATCAGTACCTTATGTTTTACCAGCAAAGTAGCAGTCTCACCGACATATCCCAGATCCTTTATAAGTTCCAGTAATTCCTTGTAAGTAATCTGTTGCAGTCCGTAAGCTTTAAATACTTCCTGTATTTTCCTGTATCCTATACCGGATTTAGGGAACCGGCTTTTCCTTGTTTTTTTTTCTTTATTCATTGTTTCTCTGTTTTTTTTTAATCTATTCTGATAATTCATCCTCTCCAGGCCCTGATCTTCTGACAAGTTTTTCCTTGTATATGTCTGTTAGTTCACATAATACCTTCATTCTTGTGTCTGTATCATATTTATCCCACCAGTAACCATCATATGATATACCGGACGGAGCAAATCTGTCCTTATTGAATTCAGGGAAGTAATAACTCAATAATGCGGGAACATTCGGTAGTAATGGTTTTATTCCCATGTGATAGTAGAACTTCGGTCGGCACTGGAGTGCTTCTGTCAGAACTATGCACAACCCGTAATATGGTCCTGATTTCAGAATAGTTTTGGCGTCTCCTAAGACATCTATCTTTTCGGCTACAGTCATAGGGCAGGCAGGAGAGATAAAACCATATGGGTATTCGAAACTGTTTGTGTGAATGAGCAGACGGCTGAAATTATTGGAGTCCTCCTTCCACAAGTCTTTTAATGCAGAACCTCCGGGTAATAAATCATCCAGATCATATGCATAAGAATGTGTAACATCATAGCCCAGCATATCAGAATACTCTTTTCTGTAGCTGAGCTCGAAATCCTCCCATGATCCGTCTGTAATACAGCGGGCGAGAATTTCTGTTATTTCTGATCTGTTAGCAGACTTAGTGAGAAATTTTACACAGTTTCTTGAGAAAACACTGATATCTTCAGGACTTGTCACTTCATTCATTAAAAGATTCCTGAAATTAACCAGCCTGATTCCCTCTATAAGCTGGGTACCCTCACCGCATCCATCCAGGTATAATTCAACTGCTTTGTTAAAATCCGCTCTTCTCAGGGATTTCATAATTATGTTGTGAATAGCCCTGATTGTGTATAATATAGGTGACATTTCTTTAAGTATTAATTTTAATTATTTTTTACTATGTACTTTCTGTTCATATATGGATATCAGTATATTGAAAGCTTCTATTCTTCTTTTACGGTCATATTCAAGCCACCAGTACTCATTTGGTCCCTTATATCCAAGACCGAATGTACCGGGGTTAAATTCCGGTTGAGAAGACTAATAAGGTTTCTGGTAAACAAACCGTATATTCCCCTGTTGTTAGGAAGGTCCATAAGATCATACATGTCCGGAACCCGACCAGGATTATTGTTATATTCATCCAATAACCAGGTCATTAAGGGCCGCATTCTGTCCATTATGTTCATAATAAAATGTTTTAGTATTTGTCTTGTGTATATAGTTTTATCAGTTTGTCGAAGGCAGCCAGTCTGGCCTTCCGGTTATTCAGATCCCACCAGTAATCGCATGGAGGCACATAACTGCCTTTAACATACATACTGTTGAATTCATGGATATAGTCAGTTATTACTATGGGATCACTGTCATTATTGAATCCCTGACCGTAATGAAATAAAGGACAACATAGCAAAGCCAAACGCATACTCTCACACATCCCATTGGAATATTCTTCTGAATACAGTAATCTGGCATCTCTCAGTATGTCTGCCCTGTTCATAAATCCGGGTATCCGTACAGACATCATATCATGTGACCTGCGTAAACATTGTAATATGTAATATGCCCGGTCTTTATTCTTAAGGCTGATAAAGCTAGCTTCACCAATACATAAAGGGATAGTATGGAATAAAGACTGATTAAAATCCTTTGGCAATCTTATACCTGTGTAGATCTGATATGAATTTATTATACTGTCACACATTTTTTCATAGGTACTGTGAAAATCAGTGTTTAACAGGATGGATACAATGTCATAATAGTTGATAACATGATAGATGTAATTTATAATACACCTCATCCATTGTACGGCAGACAGACTATCATCCGATTTATTGAGATGAGGGATGAAATTCCTGTACCATAAGTTCTGATAAGGAGTATTATGACTGCTGACCATCTTTGATAACAGCTCATTCCCTGTCATACAGGTGCCGGGATCATCAATGTGAAGGTCATAAAGAAAGTTATACATATCTGTGATGTAATCCTTAATATTTTTGTCCATAGTAAAATAGTTGAAATTAATGTTCAGGATCTTGATAAGGGATAACAGCCCGGAAAATGCAACCCCGAAATTAAAGAATTTTATATAGTATATAAGGAGAATTTTTAGCAAAGTAATGTACTCTGAAACCCTAAGAATGATAAGGTTTGGGGAAGATAAAGAAGGAAAAAGACAGGGTAAAAACATGTACTTATATCATAATAGAATGTAGTAAAGGTATGAAAAATAGTAATAGGTAAAAAGGAAGGGAAGGGGGAGGGGCTGATAATCAGGCACTTAGCCCACTTTTCCCTTTCATAATAACAGCTTCTCGGTTGTTTGCCTCTTACATATTTTCAGCCACTTCTTTAATTATTAGTACATAAGAACCTCCCATTTGCCACTCTGAGACTTCATAAGAACAGGTGTTTTATATCCTCAGTATTTCCTTCTCATTCTTTTAGTACTTGAGTACTTAAATAAACGAGTAAAAAAAAGGCAGTGGGCTAATGCCTACTGCCTTGATACTGTGTGATTTGGTGTTTTTTTTAGTCTACCGTTAAGGTCAGAATAGGAGAATTTCCTTCACCCTGATCGTATAGGGTGTAAACTTCTTCTCCATTCACATCAAACAAACCTATCATAGGTCTTGCCGGGGCCTTCCCGGTCTCAATAATATGCTGTTGCACTTTATTTGCAATAGCTCCTGTTACATTCCCATCCTCAGTTCTAAAGGACAGGAATAAATTAGGCCGGCCTGTAATCTCATTAATCTTCTGAGGGTTCGGAACTACATCCAATCCACCCTTCACCTCGAACTCCTCCAGGAACTCCTCCACAGTCCATGATTTTTTACATACCTCATTAAAGGTCCGTCCGTCACGTACATTCACATTGCTTTTACTGCCTTTTGATTTTCTTACTAAAGTTGCCATAATTTGATAGTTTTAAATTGTTGAACATCAGCACAATGAACTCCGGGAATTCCATACCCCCAGTACTACCCACCATGCCATAGGAGGGGGAGGGTTAGGGTGGTTATCTCCCTCCCCTACAAATAAAAATTAAAAAAAAATTAGCTCCCCCTCCCACAAATAAAAAAAAATAATTTTTTTTATCTCCTCCCCCAATAAAAAAAATAATAAAAAAAATTTCTGTTCTCTACAGCTTTCAGCTTCTCAGGTCATCATAGTTTTGACTTGTAGTATGGTAAGGTTGTGAAGAAAAGTTTGTATATATAACAGTAAGGCAAGTCTAAGGTAGTGAAGTATTTTTGGTATATTATAATATTCGGGCAGGCTGATTTGGTTTACCTGTATATAAAGGAAAGGTCCCGTCTGGAATGAGATCAGGCGGGACTGGGGGAAAATGTGTGATTTTTGAAGTGTCCTGTGGTTATTGTGGCAGGTCCTCAGGACATGTGGTGTATTTATGAGTACTGCAAATATAGGTATTTTATTTCAATCTGCAAATACTTTGATGTAAGGGGGCCGGGAGATGGGATAATTATGAGACAGATCCCACAACAAACCATCTGAGTGTATTTGCTGCGGAGCCGTATTTATAGAGGGTCAGTGTACTGGTAGATATTGCTCTTACATATGCTACATATGCTCCTTCATTGACAGGGTGTTGCACGCATACTACGGCATTATATACTCTGGCTAGTGTTTTTGGCAGTGTAACTGCTACCTGTTGTGATCCTGATGACACTGATACGGATCCCCATTCTAAGCATATACCATTCGGTAGTACTGTATATCCGGTTCCTGTAGCTGATTGCTGAAACTGGTTTTGTACCAGTTTAGGTACGTCACTTGATGTAATAAATTCTGCCATAGTTACATATTGTTTATCAGGGGTCTAAAATAAAAAAAACCTCGCATTTCAAAGTTTCTCTATTAATTATTCCACCTCCTGGCCCACCGAGCGAAGCGAGGTTATAGAAACAGGGAAGGCAGGTTTATATCAGAGAGTTATTACTGTTGGTTATACCAGGATGAAATATAGTTATATACTGAATAATTCCGGAATTTTATCAGGAAAGTTCTGTTAGGATAGAAAAGATAAGAAGGAACAGCTATTAAAATATAATGTAAGAATGTGATTGTTAAGAGGTTAGCTATATAAAGTTTTTAGGTATATCATATAGCTTGCTGGGTATATCCTAATGAAATCTTGGTATATCCTAAAAGAGTCTAGGATTTTACCAGGAGATTCTAATTTTCTTAGATAAAGTCTATGATTTCACTAGGAAATATACTTATCAATTTTTGCGTATGTAAAGGATCAGGAGATAATTACATTTTTGTAGCTATTAGATACATCGTGTAATTATTGGCTACAAAAATGTATCTACAGTTCATATATAAATTAGGATTCTCAGATAGATAAAATGGGATATTAATAATTAGATAAGAATAAGGAAAATGAGAATGTATGTCTTTGTATATCAAGCTGTTATATTAAAATATAACTCACTATATAGTGTTTTCAACTCACTATATAGTGAGGAAGGCTTCTCATATAATGGTATAGACTCACTTTTTTATTAAGAATATAGAATTTTTTTTCTTAATATTTTTGTTAGGATTACTTTTAAAACATATCTTTGTGCTTAGTATAACTAACAAATACAGTGAGAATGGAGAAAAGAAAACAACTTGGAAGAAGGATAACAAGAGAAGTCATAGATAATAATACTGGTGAAGTACTTGTATCGGAAGATCTTGTAGTCAAGGTAGGGGATATAGATAAGTTTATAATGTTTTTTCTGACTAATAATGATTATTTCTATCACCTTACTGGTACTCAGATTAAGGTACTTTCTGTGTTATGGAAGGAATCTACTTATAAGCAGGGGGATGAAGGGAATATAATTCATAATAATAAAAATTTAAAGAATGCTATAAAAAGTAAGATGCCCTCTATAACAGATGGTATGATAGATAATGTATTCAGTACTCTCAGTAGGCAAAATGTGTTGATAAAAACATGCAAGGGCGAGTATATGCTGAATCCTGAATACTTTTTCAAGGGGAGGTTAAGTGATAGATCCAAATGCATTAAAAGGGTTGTGGAATTTGTTATTAAGCCGGAATCCATGAAATCTGTATCTGATGAAGAGTATTTAAATCAGAATAGTGGTTTATGATATATAATGGATGTAAGTAGTATGAGGTTTTCTAAGTAATTAAAGTTTAAATATGAAGGAAAGAGTAAATACAAAAGATGCAAGGGAGAAGCTTCTTGAAGGAGTAAGTATATTGTCTGAGGCAGTATCGCTGACCCTTGGTCCGTCAGGGAATACTGTGGTCATTACTGATGGGGACGGATCTCCTCATGTTACCAAGGATGGGGCTACTGTAGCACAGGCAGTGAGTGACCCTGATCCTGAGGTTAACTGTGGTATTGAGCTGGTAAGGCAGGCAGCCGTGAAGACAGCCAAGGAGGCAGGGGATGGTACTACCACCTCTACTGTACTGGCCAATGCTTTTATACATAATCTGAAGAATTATGATCCTGTAGAAGCTTGTAAGGCACTTGACTTCGTCACTTCGATGGTATCTGAGCTTATTTCACAGAAATCTGTAAAGATTGTAAGGAATATGGATATGGTGGAAGGAGTGGCTACCATATCTGCAAACAATGATGGTACTATAGGCAGATATATCCGTGAAGCTTATGAGAAGACAGGGATGGGGGTGAATATTATGCTTCTTGAAGGATTTGATGACAAGACTGTAGTATCTACCACAAAGGGGATAAAATTTGATAAGGGATATGAGTCTATAAGGTTTGTCAATAATCAGGATAAGGGAGCCTTTGAGATATCAGACTGTGATGTGGTATTATTTGAGAATCCCCTGTGTGTATCCCAGGATATATTACAGGAGTACAGGCTTGATAAAGCTGTTCCTGTGCTCATCATAGGTCCTTCATTCTCAAGTGAGGTAATCAACTTCGGTATTTCTGCAAGAAGGTCAGGATATTCCGTATGTATGGTTCAGGCAGAGGGATGGGGGGATTCCCAGAGGGAGCATATCAGGGATATAGCAGCCCTTATATGTCCTGTATACAGTGAAGATATCAGCTATTACGGAAGGGTTGATAAGGTAATTGTCGATTCTATGTCCACTACCATCATAGGAGGCAAAGGCCATCCTTCTTCTTATATTGCCAGCCTCCGGGCCCGGGCCGGAAACAGTGATGTGGAGGACCATAAGAACAGTCTTCTGGAAAGGGCATCTATACTGGAGAATGGTACTTGTTCCATCACTGTGGGAGCTAAGACTGAAGCAGAGCTGAAAGAGAAAATGGACAGGTATGATGATGCTGTGAGGGCTGTAAAATCAGCTGTAGAGGAAGGAGTATTGCCTGGAGGAGGAATTGCCCTGAGCAGAATTTCCGATGAGATTATGGGAAAAACGGAGACAGCAGGGGCCAGGAGGGATGCATTATTATGCTTGCATTCTGTAAGGGACAAGCTGTGTGAAATGTGTGGCATATCATGGTCATATGATGTAAATCAGGATTTCTTCACAGGATATGATTTCAGGAGAGGAAAAGAGGTGAACTGTCTGGAGGAAGGTATTCTGGATCCTGCAAAGGTAGAGAGGGTAGCTGTAGAGAATGCTGCCTCAGTAGCCAAGACTATTTTATCGACTAAATGTATAATCAATACCAGGGAGGACAGGTTATGAAAAGGATAGTGAAAGTATTATTATGGATATGGCAGCTTCCCCAGAATGTACTCGGGATCCTGTTCATGCTCATTTTCTACAGGCCGTGGCACAGGCACTCTATAGCCTGTGTTGTGAAGGGTACTGCTGTAATCATACATTTTTCCTGGTCTGAAAAGATGAAAGGAGGAGTAACTCTCGGTGAATATATATTTGTATATGGAAAAGACTTATATCATATAGGATCAGGATATACGGATATGGTAATAAAGCATGAATACGGCCATGTAAGGCAGTCCAGGATGCTTGGTCCCTTATATCTGATTGTCATAGGTATTCCGTCATTACTGCATGCAGCAGTACATGACAGTCTGTGCAGGAATAAGGATTACAAGCATTTTTACACAGAAAAGTATGCTGATAAGCTTGCCGGATTGAAATAATCATTATATTTGCTGTGGATTTGTCATTTTCTATAAAAATCCATCATCTTGATTTATTTAAAAATATGTGAGTGAGCCACAGTCTTATGACTGTGGTTTCATTTTTCCTCATATACTGTTATCCCGGTATAAATATTTTATTTATATTTGCATGTAGTAAATTGAATTAGTGATTAGTGGAGGGCCCTTAAGGGCTCTTTGGCCTGGTAACTCAATGCATAGAGTGACTCCGTCCTAAGGAGTAAGTTGCGGGTTGGAGTCCCGCCCGGGCCACTGGTAAAAGTAAGATATATGAAAGAGATGACTAAGGAAAAATGGATTATGTTTGTGGTTATAGTATCTGTACTTGCTATTATAGCCGGATTTGCAAAGTTATGTCCTTTCTGGGTTACCTTATCTGTGATCCTGTCCATGATCATAGGCTTTAATGCAGGATGGGTTTTCAGGAAATGGTATAGTGAAAATGTACACAATAATAAATAGATACAGTTATGGAAATTATAGGAGACTTCGAACTGCCCGGAGATATAGAGAAATCCACCATCTCCCGGCCCTATGACATCAAAACATACCTCAACAGAATTGAAGGATACAAAACAAAGATCAAAAACCTCCACTGGTCTGTAAAGCTTCTCCCCTATATTGAGAAGAATGAGCTGCATGAACATCTGGATGAACTTCTGGACCTGGTTTCTGACTATGAGGATGTGGTAGCAGAAAATTATATGGGAACTTTCGGGGTTCTTCCTCTTGGATTCCTTTCAGGTGTGCAGCCTGAAACAAATGATCCTCTTGAACTTATTGATAAGATCAGGACAGATCTTGAAGGATTTCATTCTGCTTATTCTTCTGATCTGAAATACATAGGTATTATCAATGCTACTGAGGATCTGTTACAGGAACTTCCGGTTAAAAAATACCTGATAGACCAATGCAAGTAGGATATTTGGAGGATACACGGTATATAATAGAATATGAAGTAGCTTCAAAGTCAAGGTACTACGGGGTGAAGTTGTCATATAAGGAGTCGTGCACTGAACCTGTATCCTGTGAAGATCCTGTTCTGTATACATGGACAATATACGCCAGTGTTCCGTATGACAGCACACAGAAAGTACCGGATTACAGGAAGCTCATGCCTGGTGATGTAAAGATAGAGGGAGATGTTGCAGTATGTGAACTTATACAGGTTACCACTGCCTGTGAGGGAACTGACACAGTATCTGCTTCTGACGGGACATACAGGTCCATACATCTTAATCTGAGAAAGGGTATAGACATGTACCTTGTAAACAGGCTGAAAAACTATGCGGGAATAAAGTACTAGCCTTCATGATGTATAAATCTGACAGGAGCATAAAGATTTCTTTATGCTCTTGTTGTATATATTATTTATATGGTATATATTTGTGTTGTTAATCTATAGTATATGGATAAGAATATTTTATACAGGATAGTTGCTTTCGATACTCTGAGAGGCTTGGAAGATTATCTTAACGCCAACAGTATTGACAGGGAATCTATTGTTTCGATACTCCCTAATGGGGGGCAGTATATTCTTATATGGCTGAGGAATATATAAACTGTGGTTCTGATGGATACTGAAAATGAAGATAAGGTATATTATTGTGCCGGATGCCTGTCACTGGCTGTTGTGCAGTTTCAGGATCAGGATTATTGCCGTGACTGCGGAAGTGATGATATAAGGGTAGCCGGGATAGAAGAATGGGAAAAGTTATACAAAGATAAGTATCATAAATGTTTTATAAACCATAAAGAGAAATGAAGGAAGAAGAAGTTAAAAAAGGTACTCCTGCACTTGGAGTAAGTAAGAAAATGTCATATGAGCAGATGGCTCAGCAGCTTAATACTGCACAGACTATCCTGGATCAGCAGGCCGGGCAGTTCCGTGAGTTGCAGAACAGATACAATATGGCAGTACGCCGTATTCAGGAACTTGAATACGGGAATGTAGCACTGCGTATCAAAACATGTTTTGATGTACTGGATCATGAATCTCATTTCAGTGTTGACTTTGTAAATGAGTGTGTGAAAGAAATCGAGGAAATTATGACCCCCAAGGCCCCGGAGGTGGAAGAAGAGGATAAGGAAAATCCGGATGCCGGGGAATAAGAATATTCTCAGTATCCCTGTCAGGCCCCAGGATTTTTTCAGATCCTGGGTTGCTTTGACAAGGCCTGTACACAAGCTCACAGATACTGAATCGGAGGTATTTGCCTGTTTCCTTAAACACAGGCATGAGCTTAGTAAATCAATCAGTGACCCTGACTTGCTGGATAAAGTACTTATGAGTGAGGATGTCAAGAAGAAAATCAGGGAGGAGTGCAATATCAAGGGCCCGCATTTTCAGATGGTCATGGTTAGAATAAGGAAGAAAAAAGTACTGGTAGGAGGGAAGTTTATAAGACTTCTGATTCCCAATCTTACCGATGAATCACAGCCTTTCGGGCTGACATTTGTTCTTGATATACAAAATGCTGGATAAATATATAAAAGAAGCATCGGAGAAATTCGGAGTTCCTGAAAAGGTAGTGAAGGCTGTATGTGATTCTGCTTGCAGGCTGGTTAAAAGGACTATGAGGGGAGTGCATGCAAACCGTGTTCTTAGTGAGGAAGAATTCAGGGCACTCAAGCCATGTGTTAATTTCAGCGGTCTTGGAAAATTATATATACCCTATACCAAGTATTCAAATATTAAATCACGCCGATTAGAAAAAGTAAAAAGATATCATGAAAGTATTAAAGAAAGTAACACCGAGATACACGAAGGTCCTGACCACAGCGAACATTGAAATCCAGAAAGCCTATTTCGCTGGTACGAATGTGGAGGATCCGGGTAAGACAATTACAGGTTATTCTTCTATTCAGAAAGTAGTAGCCTTAGGTCCGTCATGTACAGGATTGAAAGTAGGGGATCATGTGCTGATAGATTTTTCAAGATATGCCAGACCTGTACAGTCCCAGTCACTCCGTAATCATGTGAAGGGGGAAGAATATTCTGTACAGATGTCTTTCAATATTCCGGTAATCATTCTTGATGGTGAGGAATACCTTGACCTTCAGGACAATGACATCGTATATATTGTTGATGACTTTGAGGAAGTATCAGAATGTAAATGTGATGCATAATGGAACTTGTCAGGTTTGAAAATTACGGTATTACTATATCTCCGGAGGCCTTGCTGATAAGGCCTCTTGCTGTATTATGGAAAAGGGATAAAAGTGTAGGAAAAGCAAAAGCCCTGCAAGAGATAGGGTATATTTATTTTATGTATGATCCTGCCTCGAACTACAGGATGGGAATACCTGATGAAGATGACAGGAAGGAAGAGATTCTCAGGGATTTAGGCCTCCCCCGGACCTGGAAGCCTGATAATGATGTACAGAAGGCTGTAGATTACTATATCAATATGCCTCATATGAATACAGAGGAAATAAATACACTGGATTCGTTTATGTCCCTTCTGATTAAGATCAGGGACCAGTGTAAGAATATAGACTATACAGCATCGGATGATCCTATAAAGGCTATGAAGGATAGTATAGGTCTTATTAAACAGGTTCCGGAAGTAGTGGAATCCCTGTCAAAAACTAAAAAGTTAATACTGGCCTCTATAGAGGAAGAGGGCCGGAAGAGAGGTAAAACAATGAAAAAGATAGGAGAAGATGGGTTCGGTAATTTCGTATGATGATCTCAGAAGGATGTCATTCGGGGTCAACAGGTATCTTGATTCTATACGTGACAAAGCAGGGAGCCATGAGGAGAGCAGGATTTTCCTTGGATTTTCTTCATCTGTTAAAAAGGTGGGAGGGATCTCGCTTGGCAGGGAATATGTTATTTCTGTAATGTATAAGGGCCGGGAGGTGAGTAATGTTATTACCAGGGATATGGATAGTGCTCCGGAACTGCTGGTGGAAAAGTTTATAGAACTCACACATGATGAGGATTTTATAAAGGAGGCTGTGTATGGGAATAGTGATGAATAAATATCAGACCCCTCTTTCTGATGATTTTATAATGTCCCTGAATGAAGAGGTAAGGGACTGGCTGCTGGAAAGCCTTAATATTCAGTTTATAAAGAATCTGGTATCACCGGACAGGGAATTTGCTAAGGACAGGCCGAGGGACAAGAATGGAAGGATTATTGTAGATCTGTGTAATCCGCATATCCTGACTGATATGGATTATTTTCAGCCTACAGCAAATTATTACAGGGAACATGGTGTGCTGACAGGATTAAGGCCTAATTCGAACAGGAACTCAGAATACGGTAAATGGCTTGCTGAAGAGGTTAACAGATGCTGGTATGGATATGTAAGGCCTAAGGATGGAGAGTGGGTTTCCGGTGATATGTATTTCTATCTCAACTATTCTCCTATCATACAGAATATAATGGATGAGGAGACAGGAGTGTTTGACCGTATAATGGATTTCCCGAAGATGTGGGAGCTGATATATCTGAGGTCCCACTATCATTATCAGGCAAGATTCGGCGGGATATACAATGATTTTAAGAAAGGACAGCATGCCTTTGAGATAGCCAAGCGTGGTGCTTCAAAAAGTTATTATATGGCATCTATACTTGCCAAGCTTATTATGCTTGGTGAGAACAGGAAGGCCTATAAGAATACCAGAGGGGTTATATATGCCACTGACAAGGAAAAACTGGTGAAGGACGGGACATTGAATAAATTTCTTGATATACTTGATTTCTGCGCTGAAAATACACAGTTTCCGACACAAAGGGTAGTAGATTCCCTTGATAAAATGACGTGGGAGATGGGATATAAGGACCTTGATACTATGTCGAATAAAGGTACTGGTAACACAACCCTTGGTGTTGTAGTGGGGGATAAGTCGGGTAAAGGGCGTGGTAAGAGGGCTAACAGGCAGATATATGAAGAGATAGGTGAATTCCCGAATCTTCTTGATGTATATACTACCAACAGAAGGTCAGTAGAGGAAGGAGGTCACTCATTCGGCCAAAGTATTGGAGTAGGTACGGGCGGGTCTAAAGAGGCTGATTTTTCCGGATGTATGGAGATCATTTTCAATCCTGCCGGGTACAATATATATGGTCTGCCTAATGTATTCGACAAGTCCGGAGGCTCTAAGAAATGTATCCTGTTTATGGGGGCCTATATGAACAGGGCAGGATGTTACAATAAGGACGGGGTGTCAGATGTTTCTAAAGCCCTCCTTGAGATCCTTGAGGAAAGGAGAGTCATAAAATACAACTCCTCCAGGTCCTCTACCCTTGACCAGGCTATTGCAGAAGACCCTATTACCATACAGGAGGCTATCCTTAAGAAAACTACCTCAGGATATCCTGTAGCTGCCCTTGCTGAGCAGTTACAGAAAATAGATACTACAGCAGGATATCTGGATAGCATATATGTAGGAGATCTTGTACAGGATGAGACAGGACAGCCAAAACTGGTTACAGGTCCGGAATATGTCCCTCTGAGAACCTTTCCTCATAAGGATAACAGACAACCTGGAGCTATAGAATTCCATGCTTTCCCTGTAAAAGGAGCTGATGGTAAAGTAATGAGTAACAGATATATAGCCGGAGGAGATACTTTTGACGATGATTCATCAGATACTTTATCATTAGGTAGTATTTATGTACTTGACCTGTTTACTGATGAGATAGTATGTGAGTATACAGGAAGGGAGGATTTTGCAGACCAGTTCTATGAGAAGTGCAGGCTGATATGCTTATATTACAATGCCAGACTGAACTACGAGAACAATAAGAAGGGATTATATACATACTTTTCCAAGATGCATTGTATCTATTTGCTTACAGAAGTTCTTGATTATCTTAAAAGTAAAGAGCCTGCAAAGGATCTTCACGGTAATAAGAGCCGTGGTACACAATCTACTGAACCAGTAAAATCTTACGGCCGTGACAGGATAAAGACATGGTTGTGTGCTCCTGTCCCCAGCCCTGATTCCACAGATGAAAACCCCATCTCCAGGCCCCGGCTGTATACCCTGAGATCAAGAGCCCTTATACAGGAACTTATCCAATGGGATCCCAATGGCAACTATGACAGGCATGATGCATTGCTTATGCTTATGCTGCTGAGGGAGGAGATGCTGAGACTTTCAAAGGGGGATGTAAAAGGAAGATTCAGGGAAAAAGATCCTCTGGACAGGTCAGGGGATAAATTTTTCTCCAGATATGATAAGATAGTGGAAGCCAGAAAGAAGCATCAGAAACATATATTGTGATTACTGATAATAATATATTATCTATAGGAACAACAACAATATTTGTGTCGTTGGTATTTAATGTTTAATGTTTTAGATTTGTAGGTATAACAAGTATACTATGTATCAACTTAAGAATTTGCCGCCACAGAAGCTCCCTTATACAAAGAAGACAAAGGAGTGGAGGAAGAAACATTTGGATTGGGCTGACAGGAAGTCATTTTTCAATGACAATTTTGTCCGCAAGTCCGTGATACATAAAATGATCAATTACGATCTTCTGAGAGGTAACCTGCATATGGGAGACCTTCAGATGATTATAAATCCTGATAATGTAGAGGCTGCCTATATACCTGAAAAGATACAGCATTATCCTATCATGAATTCAAAGCTTGAGGTATTAAGAGGGGAGGAATATAAGAGAAGATTTGATTTCAGGGTAGTGGTTACAGATCCTAACTCTATCAGTTTCAGGGAAGATCAGAAGAAAGAAGAGCTTTTCAGTGTCCTTCAGAGCATAATAGCCGATACCTCTGACAATGAGCAGCAGTTCAATGAAAGGGTCCAGGAGGCCAGTGATTATTATATGCATGAGTGGCAGGACCTCAGGGAAATAAGAGCCAATGCATTACTCAGGCATTATTATAAGGAGCTGGAATGTAGGGATAAATTCAATGACGGGATCATGGATGCCATGGCTGTCGGAGAAGAAATATATCAGTGTGAGATAGTATCAGGCGAGCCTGTGATAAACAGGCTTAATCCTTTAAAGGTAAGGATATTCAGGAATGGATATTCAAACAGGGTAGAGGATGCTGATATGATAGTACTGGAAGACTTCTGGTCTCCGGGACGTATAATTGATTATTTTTATGATTCGCTGACAGAGGAAGATATAAACTATATAGAGAAAATCCCGTTCTCACCTGTTGAAGGAGACGATGATATACAGGGGATAGATGAAAGGGCAGGATTTATGTTCCTTCCTGATGAAGGAGGAGAAGCCTTCGGACAGGGAATAGTGCCTGACTCATCGGTATTCTTCGGGGAAATACCTGGTAGAAGTTCCATGTATTATGATCTGGCAGGTAATATAAGAGTACTCAGGGTATACTGGAAATCCAGAAGAAAGGTGAAAATGGTGACATCATTCGATGAGAATGGTGATAAGGTGATTACCTTCCAGAATGAAGATTATGTCATTTCGGAAGAACTGGGGGAGACAGAGAAGATCTTTTGGATAAACCAGGCTTGGGGAGGTACCAAGATAGGGAAAAATATATATGTGAATATGGGCCCTCTTCCTGTACAGTTTTTCCGTATGTCAAACCCTTCAAGATGTCATTTCGGAATCATAGGGACTCTGTATAACCTGAATGATCATTCCCCGTTCTCTATGGTGGATATTATGAAGCCGTTCAACTACTTGTATGATGCAGTATATGACAGACTTGTAAAAGCTATATCATCATACTGGGGTACATTGTACGATCTTGATATGGCCCAGGTCCCGGAGGACTGGGATATAGATAAATGGCTGTATTTTGCCAAAGTATCCCATATAGCTGTAAAGAACAGCTTCAATGAAGGCTCGAAGGGGGCTGCTACAGGTAAGATTGCTGGTAACTACGCCAATAACAGCAGGGGTATGATGTCTGCCGGGGATGGTAATTATATACAGCAACTGATCAATATACTGGAATATATCCCTGTCAAGATGTCTGAACTGATAGGTATATCAAGACAGAGGGAAGGACAGATTGATAACAGGGAAACCGTAGGAGGAGTTGAAAGGTCTACCTTACAGTCGTCACATATTACAGAATGGCTGTTTATAAAGCATAACAGCCTGAAAAGGAGAGTACTGGAATGCCTTCTTGAACTGGCAAAAGCATGTGCCAGAGGGAGGACACTGAAATTCCCTTATCTGTTATCAGATAATTCACTGGCCATGTGTGAAATAGACGGGGATGAATTTGCTGAATCAGATTACGGACTGGTAGTGGATACTGACTCGGAAGTACTGGCTCAGAAGCTTGATGCTTTGGCTACCAATGCTTTACAGCATAACAGGCTTGATTTTTCAACTATCATGAAAATATACACCTCACAGTCATTGGCTGATACCCAGAGGATGATAGAAAGGAATGAGAAGGAGGTAAGAGACAGGGAGATGCAGGCACAGAGGGAGGCTAATGAGGTAAGGATGTCAGAGATAGAGAATGAATCAAGGATGCGTGAGGCAGAACTTGCCCAGAAGCAGGAAGCCAACATACGTGACAATGAGACCAAGATACTTATTGCTGGAATGTCTTCCAATGAACAGGCCTCTCCTGGCCCCGGATCTGATGAATTGCTGGAGAAAATAAGGCAGTTCAATGAAAAGATGAAGCTGGACAGAGAGAAACTGGCTCTTGACAAGACTAAGCATGATGATGATATAGCATTGAGAAAGAAGGAATTATCCTATAAAAATACTAAAAAATGACCAAACAGGATCTTGAACAGATAAGAAGGTATTTCCTCGAAAAAGGTATCAGGGACACTGATCTGAAAAAGGCTAATGCACTGGATGGTACTGAGATATGGGGAGTTGTACAGGGAGGAAAATCAGTAAAGATATCCATGAAGGATATACTGGTATTCCTGAAGCCTTTGATGGATGAAAATGACGGACTGTTCTGTGGATTCCATACATCTGAGGAGAACCTGAAGGGGTTATATCCTACAGCTAAGGAAGGGGCATATGCGTGGGTGATAACAGAGGAATTTCCTGATTACCCTGGAGAAGTATATACATACAGTCTGCTGCACGGATGGGTGGCTACTGGTGTAAAAGCTTCTGACAGTTCCAAGGTGGAGCTGGATGATTATATCAAGTCACAGGAGGTGGATGAAATTAGTAAACTACCTGATTATACAGCCTCCAGAGCTATTATGGATGGTTCCGGTAATATCATAGAAGATACATATGTAAGGAGGGATGAGCTGATAGACGGGGCTATAAAGGGAGATTCTTACCTCCCTGAATTCAATACCAGTGTATTTCTTATTACAAAGGAACAGGTACAATATCCAGGTTTCCTGAGGTCTACAATAAGGGCTATTTCAGGCACCGGATATGTAAGGGATACACTGGCTATGTTCGAGGTATACGGGCTTAATGAGGCCAGTCAGGAAACCCTGATACAGGCAAGCACAGAGTTACAGAATTCCCTTATGTTTGACATATCTGTATCTAAGTATAAGCTGATCAGGGTTAAAATATTTCAGGACCTTAAGAAGTCTATACTACTGTATACGCAGGATATTCCTGTAGTAAGGGACGGGATAGACGGGAAAAATGGAAAGGATGGAATAGATGGCACAAATGGCTCTGATGGTACTGATGGTACTAATGGTACTGACGGCCAGACTCCGTATATAGGGAGTAATGGCAACTGGTGGATAGGGAATAAGGATCTTGGTATTCTTGCACAAGGGACTAATGGAGCTCCTGGAAAAGACGGAGCTACTCCTACAATTGAGATAAGTGACCATGACACATGGGTAATCAATGGGGAGGATACAGGGAAGAGGACGAACGGGAGGCCCTACCTTCTTACAGCCAGAATATATAATAATACTAATATGGATATACCGCTTAAAATAAACGGGTATAAGGATCCTAATTATTTAGACAGGGTTACGGTAGGAAGATACGACGATATGATACGTGTTCTTCTATATCCTGCCTCTTCTGTTACAGTTGAAAAACTGTATATGAGAGTAATGAATAATGTATTTACTACTACATACCCATTAATGGACTACAGGTATACCACATCTACTGTAACAAGTATAAAGCAGGAAAGGGATTATGTGTCTATTGTTATACTGCTTGCAGATTTCAACGGAGATGCGAATTACCATGAAGAAAGAAGTGATCTTATGATATTCATACCCTCACTGCTTGATAGTGATTATTTCCGTACTTTATAGGCTATGAAGAATATACAACAGTTACTGGCAAAGGATAAAGAATCAGGGGAGTGGATACATATATACCCACTGTCATTTGTAGAGACTGTATATAATGGTGCTACAGGTGAAAGACTGGATAATATACTGTTCCATTTCAACTGTATTGCAGTTCCGTACAAAGGGACTATATATGATACCAGGAATTCTGTAAGGAAGCAATTCCGCAGGAAGGGTCTTGAGATTTCCTATATCATGACAGATGGTACCATAAAGATAGAAAGGTATACTGCCATGGTAGTGGATGACAGAAGCTGGGGAGATGATGAAAACTGGGAATCTGCCAGTAACAGGGATATTCCGAAAGGCAGTATTACCTCTGAATCTTTATCCAGAGAACTTCTTGAGTATCTTGAAGGAGTAGTAGGCCAGAAGGGGGATAAGGGTGATCCCGGTGATGATGGGGAGGCAGCTACAATATCTGTCGGCACTGTACATACTGTACAGCCTAATGAAGAAGCTAAAGTGGTAAATTCAGGGACTCCGAACCAAGCTATGTTTGATTTCTGGATTCCCAGAGGAGTAAATGGCACCACCCCGGACCTGGAGGTTGGAAATGTTGAGACATTGGATCCTGGTACCGATGCCAGAGCTTCCATTACAGGACCTCTAGAATTTCCCAAACTGAATCTTTTTATTCCTAGAGGGGATAAAGGAGATTTCTTTTTTATGGTACTGAATACGAACAGCATCTTTGTAGATGCTTTCGGAATACCTTATCCCGGTGAATTACATGCTACCATACGAAGGATAGACGGGTTTGGGGACCAGTCTGTAATTCCCTGTTATTACCAGATAGATGAAAGTCTTGACGGAGTGGACTTCCATACTGTATACAGGTCAGGCTCCTCTCCTGAAAAGGAAATGACTCCTTTTAAACTTCCCGGCAATGATGAATGCCGCAGATGTTACATGATAAAGGCCTTCCTGGACCCCGGTTTTGACCTTGCCGTATCTGTTGAATACATATGGAGGGTAAAGGACGGGGAACCTAATACCCCTCAGGAGGTTATAGATATGCTTAAGGCTTATCTGAAAGAATCAGGAGCTAACCAGGTGGCTTTTATAACAGATGAAGGAGATCTTATAGGAGGAGGAACCTATGAAGAATTTGAAGAATCGATATTAAATGAATTGCCTGATGCACTAAAATAACTTAAGATGGATAAGATTTTACAGAAAATAGGAGCATTTTTAGGAAGTAAATTCAACAGGATTTACACCTTATTCAACGACAAATATAATGAACTGGATAAGAATAAGGTAGATAAGGAAGAGGGTAAGGAGCTGATGCCTTCTCCGGAAGGGACTTCAGATACTGTATTCTTGTCTGAGACAGGATGGAGGGAAGTTAATACAGACAAAATCAGAACTCATGTTATCACTATCTATGTTCCATTTAGCAATGAATGGGATTATATGGGATCTCAGGAAATAATTCTTGATGGTAAGGATTATAATAGAGAAGAAGCTGAATCATTCATATATGATTATTTTACATATAATAATGCCAATGCAGTAATCAGAAACACAAATTCAGGTATTTCTCAGGAAGGGTATTATATTGTATGGAAGGTGTCAGGAGCTTTTTCAGATGAAAAACAGTCTTTAAAATTATTCCTTGACATCCCTAAGAATAATTCCATCCTCCTGGACCCCGACAATGAAAATTCGGAATTTACAAGATATACCATTTCACTTTATTTTACATCTGAGGGAAAATCTTATTCTCTGGACAGTATAGGGGTTACTCCTAATGGTACTGATAGCTTTATCCCTAAGGAATATCTTGATGATAAGTTGCATAACCTCTCCAGTTCTTATTTGCCTCTGATCGCTGGGCCTAATAATCCTTTGGAGGGAGATTTATATTTCCAGAATCCGAATGGAGTTAAATTAGCATTTAAAGACAGCAATACTTCTTATGATATACTTAAAGTAGAAAATATAGAAGGAGGTAAAAGAGTAATATTAGGATTTGAAGAGAACTTATCTCCCGATATTGCAACTGGCCCCATATTTACAACAGTGAAAAGTCAGGATGGTAAAGTATGTACTGCCGGACTTGTGTATGAATCTAGTTATGGATTTTTATTGGAGTATGATGAATCAGTAGGACCTAGGGTATCTATAGGGACTCCTTCTGATGTTGATATATATCATTTTACTGATGCCCAAAATGCCTATATAATTTACGATTCAAGGAATTTAAGTATAAATAAATCTTTTAATACAGATATCCAGGTATCCCAGAATTCAGGTACTCATAAACATATCCTTACATATACTAAATATAATCCCACTACCAGTACTTCTGAAACAGTTAATATTGACCTTCTTCCTGTAACCGATACTGCTGATGGATTAATGACCCCTTCATATAAAACCGTATTAGACAAACTTATTCCTACTACAGGAGAATCAATGTCCATTTATGGTACTCCATCATCTACATGGCAGCTTACTCTCGGAACAGGTCCTAAACTGAAGAATTCAGGAGGTATATTCGAACTGCGTGACAATTCTGATAATGCTTATACTGACCTTATCCTCAATAATATTACAATTAAGGGTAATGTTACCCAGGAAGGGTCATCATTCATAACAAAAGCTGAGACTGTAGAAGTATCCGATAATATTCTTCTTTTAAACAGAGGGGAGGTAGGATCCGGGGTTACAAAGGGAATTTCAGGTATACAGGTAGATCGGGGAGCCCTTGCTGATTATCAGTTTATATTCGACGAATCTGATGACAGGTTCAAGGTAGGGGTAGAAGGGGATTTATGGCCTGTGATGTTAAGGAACAATGAATCTGATCTTAGTGATAAGTTCTTCCTGTCATGGGATGCTTCCCTTAAAAGAGCAGTAACTACGAATATTGTTCCTGAAACAGGGCTTCTCTTTTCAGGTGGAGTAAGTAATCACCCTGAATATGATATTACTGTAGCAGCAACTGGTAGTGGTAGTATTGGATTCGGTGCTTTACAAGCGAACACCCCATGGTCATGTACAATAGGATATAATTTAAATACCAGAGATGTGCCAAGTGCTGATATTTTGGACTTTGCCACATCATTGAATGCTTACAGGTATGATAAGCCTTCCGTATTAAACATGATATATTTTGATACCTATCTTAGCCCTAACAGTATAGAGCCATACGGAACCAGTAGTATATCACTGACTACAGGCTCCGGTGATGATCTTATACATACTAAAGGAGGTCAGAATTATATCATCTATGATTCCAGTAATCTGAATATAGAAGAACTAGCTACTAAGGACGACATATTAGGCTTAGGTACTGTATACTATCCTTATAGTGGCAGAGGTCATATGACTATAGGAGCAGATGGGAGACCTATATTAGCTAATAACCAAGGAATACTATTTAATACAACATCTGATGCTGATGCTGTTGAAGGAATATACGTAACTCCTAGTAACCGTTTGATTATTGGAGGTTCTAAATTTAATAATATTCCTGTAGATATTTATAATGACCTGAGTATAACCAGAATTCTTGACAGAGCTACTAATTACTCTCTTCTTGTATTCAGTAACGGAGGTACTGAGGATTCACAGTACACTCATATAGGAGCTGAACACGGAACTACTAGAATAAGATCAGGACTGTTTAATTTAGTACATGATAGGGGAGGTACGTTATATACTGTATTTGACGGATATAATTTTTCTAGGAATCTTGATACTATAAGCATAAATAGTTCATTTAACCATCTTCCGATGATGGCAGCTCAAATAAAAAGTGGTGATGCTACTACTGATAGAGGATATCCTATACAAGAGGCAGGATCTCTCGTTGTTATTCCGGGAACATATCATGGATCTAGTCAAATTTATGGTACATATAGTACTAATAGGTGGTTTGTGAGAGGAGGATCTAATTCTTTGGAAGATCCTACAGCACATACACCTTGGAAAGAATTAGCTACTACGAATCATTTGAGTAATTATTTGCCTCTGACTGGAGGCACATTAACAGGAAGTTTGTTTATAGGAAGCCCTTCTCAGAATGCCTATAATTTTATAAGGATACAAAGAAATAATTATATTCTTGAAACTACGGTATCAGAAGATAACGGAATACTATCTTTTAGTAATCTTAATAATACATCAGCTACCAGTAAATTAAAAATTTCCCCTGGAGGTCATGTTTTTATTAATGACGAGGAGTTAGCAAAGGTATCTCAAATTCCTTCTACATCTAATTTCTTATCATTATCAGGAGGGGTTCTTACCAGAACAACAGCTGGTCCTGTATTATCTTTAAAGAATACCTCAGCTAATAAAGAAGCTTACATGGACTTTTATAAAGGAGATATAAGATGTGGATATATAGGAGCTAGTTCTAGTAATTCAGAAGATATGTATTTAAATGCATATGGATCTAGAAATGTAATTATTGGAACTGCTCAAGGATTTACTAGATTGGAGTCAGGGGCTAATAATCTGATCCATAGAAGGAGTGGTACAGACTATACTATTTTAGATACATATAATATAGCATCATTGACTATCCAATTCAACGGATCTACTAATACTACCTATGCTCCTAATGCAGCTAAGACTGTAAATATAACACCTTCTGCTATTGGGGCTGCTCCGTCAAGTCACATACATACAGCAATTCAAGGGACTTATACAGGTTCTGGAGGGTCTCAGCCACCAAGTTATGTTACAGCAGGAACAGTAAGAGCTAATATGATGTATTATAATATGTCCGGAAGTCCTTATTGTGACTGGTTAATGATGGATACATATACCGGATCTGATGTGCCTTATGTCACTATGATAGGGGTGACAAAGACTGCAACTCCAAGAGCTTTTATTGCTTCCGGTCCTAAAGGTAATACAAGTACCAGTTCCTGGGTAAGAAAAGAACTTGCTACTTTAAATGATCTTACATGGAGTAATATTACAGGAAAACCATCATTTGCTACCGTAGCTACATCAGGAAGTTATAATGATTTAAGTAACAGGCCTTCTATTCCAAGTGCTGAGACAGCTGCTACTATTATGTCAAAAATTAACTCCCAGTCTGAAATTACTTTCAGTAAACACGTAGTATGTTCAGCAGGAGCAGGTACTTCTTCTACATCTGATATCAGATTTAAGAACAATATCACCTCCCTGGCCCCTGTATTGTCACATGTTCTTGGATCACCCGGATTCTTCTATACATGGAAGGATGAGGATGAAGTACTGGTAGGGACATCGGCTCAGTATTGGGAAGGCAGGATTACAGGGCTTGTAAGGGAGATAAATGATAAGAGTAAAACCAAAACATTCTCCTATGAGAGATATACTGTTATATTACAGGAAGCTCTTAAAGAGGAACATATGCTAAGAGAAGCAGAGAAGGAAGAGTATAGGAAAGAGATTTGTTCTCTGAGAGAGGAATTAGAAGATTTGAAAAAGCTAATACAGAAACTGTTATGAGTAAGGAATTTCTGACTGTCATGGATGCTTCCAATAAACTGGGACTTCCAGGCAGTACAAACACATATACCTTTATAACAAAAGGAGCAGCTATTACTGCCGGAGCGGATCCTGATCTTCTCACCGGATATGGATATAATGATTTTCCTGTGGATGATGATATTCAGATAGGATCGACTCTCCTTCTCAGGTATGATGGTCCTACAAATACTTTTACTCAGGGAGCTATAGGTGCCACAAAAAAAGGTACTATTACAGCAGGGAGTCTGGGAGCAACATTTGCTGTGAATGCAGGATATAACATAGATAAAATTACTACTGATGATATTAGTAAGACTTGGTCTACTTTCAGACTGTTTTTTCGAGGTCAGATAACAGGCCCTTCTGATATCAGCTTGCCTAATTTTTATCCGATGTGCTCTATCTTAGCATATTATGGTGGTACTGACAGAACTTGTGGTATAAATGTCATTAGAAAGAGTGACGGAACATGGTGGGTTACATTCAGAGTAATAAACAATTCAACTGCTACCGCATACCTGACTATAGACCTGTTTCAACTTCCTAGTGCCACACAAGGATTTACTGCTATAGTAGATTTAAAAAGTGATGGTAATATATATCATAACTCCTCCTATTCAGATAATAGTGCAGGAGTAGTATATAATACAAACGGATCTATAACAAATATGAAAAATCAGCAAGTTATATTAGGAGGATGGAGTTTTTCCAATCCGGCGATGATAGTAAATGAGTTTAAAATAGAAACATTTGATAAGTAATGGCAGAATTTATTACAGAAGCTAATTTAAATAGTTTGTTTACCAAAACAGCTCCTACAAAAGCAGATACTATTCAGGGGGGGGGGGT